TACAATTAAAATTATTGCAGACAGTTTCATAAATGTTGCTACTTATCTCATCGAAGAAACAGCCATTGCATTCTTCTTTCTCGGTCTTAACCACCTTCAAGACGATTTCTGACCCAATAGGTAAATCTTCCATAATTACACCTCCTCGTTGTATTTATAAACAAGCCCGACAACCAGCTTTACAAGCTCATTGTTCGTCATAACTCTAGTGTCTGTATTACCAAGTCTCAGCTCATCAATGATACGTTCTGCAACCTTCTTGATGTGTCCCATCTTTGACAGAGGGAAACGCTCAATGTCGGCAGCCTTGTCGAGGTGGAAACTCTCACGAAGGTAATCTGCACGAATAATGTTAGTTGTTGAAGACTGTCGAGTAACTACCCATACACCCTCTTCTATGGAATCATACAAGAGCATATTCGTAGGTTCATACTTTCCGTTTATCTTTCGATAGAACGTCTTCGATATATCGAGGTCAGGAATCTTGTATTCCTGATAGCGACCTTTACTGTTCTTTGTGTACAGCGTTGGAATCTTTTTCATTTTGTTTCTTCTTTAAGTTGTTAGTTTCAATCTCGTTGAGCGTTTTCTCAATCTCATCGCCACCAGAAAGCATACTGGCTTTAGTTTCCTCGTCCAATGTATCGAATGCAGACTTGGCGGCATTCTTCTGCATCTTTTGGTCGATGAAGATACGCTCGATGTTGGCGAACATCTCAGTTACCTCTTTCTTTTCGTTGAACTTCAAGACGAACTCCTCGGAGAGACCTCTTGACACCATAAACTTCTTTGCTTTCTCGGAAGCGAGATCTGGGCAGAGATAATGAAACAGTTCTGTGAAGTCGAAATCGTAGTCAGTCTTTGCTCCACTCATTATTGCATTGTAGTTCACGAATCCCTCGCAAAGCATTTGGAAGCAGATGTAAGACAATGCAGGAATACTGACGTTCTTGTGCCCAAGATTAGCGAGCTTGACCTCTATGAACTTCTGAAACTTCTCCATATCTGGAGATACGGCATCAATGTAAGACAGAGAAAGCTCGTCGAAGTAGTCGGCATTACAGAAGTCGAATTCGAACCAGTTGATGATTTTCCGCACTATCGACTTGATTTCCTCAAGGTTTCTCTTCGCCTCGAAGCGATAGAGTTTCTTGTGTTCCATCACCCCCTGAAGCTTGGCTAAGTACCAATCGGAGATGACGCAAGGGATATACACATACGTTGCGAGGAACGTCTTGACCTTGCGAAGGATTGCATTGACCTCTACTGTAGAGTATTTATACTTGCAAGGTATCTTGTACGTCTTGTACTGCGACTTATCATCGAAAGTGTACATCCTCGGAATAAGCCACTTGACACCTGCCATAGGGGTTGGTTTCCAAATCTCCATATCCTACACCTCCCTCTCTACTGCCAATGCGCAACTGATACAGAATACCATCAGAAGCGAAAGGAAAATGTGTTCAACCATAAAACAGATAAAACCGCACCCTGCTATAATTGCTGCTATTACAAGCAGAATCATTATTATTGTATGTTTGTACTTTTTCATATACTACTATTTGAGAAAAATATCAAATGGGCTATCCGTTTCACTAACAATACGAATACCTTTAGTCAAGAAATCGCTTTCGAGAATTTCATCAATAGAAAAATCCCAATAACAACTGCCAGTAAAACCGAATGATGGATGGAACGTCTTAAAATCAGATGATACATTGTTGGCTGTATCGTAACTGTACACATATTCATTATAACGTTTAGCAACACTTTTGTCGTGCTTAGATAAACCGTCCAAAGGAATCCTATTAACGTAATATTTTAGAGTCAACGTAATTCCATCAGCGATTACATCAATATAAAAGTCGCTACCACACTCGCCAAATTTTTTATGTGTAACACGAACGTTCTCATACATATCTCTTATCGCATTCATCTTTTTTGCCGCTAATCTTTGCATTAATCTTTCCATAATACCTCTTTGTTTTCTAGCCTCAACAAACGATTTGAGAAGTTCTTGTTGAAGCAGTCGGCATTCTGTAGTTGCTTGTGCAGACAAATTATTGATTACCATTCCGTCCATATTACTTTGATTTTAAGTTTCCGTATGCGGCATAGAAGCTATCAAGCTGCTGTGTTGCGTGTACTAGCTTCTGATTATAGCTATCTCGCTCTGCCCTTGCCTTAGATATAAAGACGAAGCTAACGATGAATGATATTACTACCGTTACCACGATGAACAACCATGGCAGCTTGTGTACTGCCTTGTTGATTGCTCTTCCTATGTTTCTTATGATAACCCAAGAATAAACTCCGATGAACACTACCGCATGTTTTGTGGTTGCGTTCTCAATACGTTTATCAGTAGATTGCCAATAACCTGCCATCCATATTTCTTTCTTTGTCGCATCAGAATGCTCACTGAGCCATTCCTCTGCCATTTTATTTACGTATGCCATTGATGTTACGTTTAGATTCTTTTTCAAGTTTACTCTTTAGCTTTTCAAGAGGAGATTTCTTAATATCCTTACCATTCATTCGACAGTATTCTTCGTAAGAAACCGCATTCTTCACTGACTCCTCGTACTCTTTCTTCTGTTTTTCCATCAATTTCTGATTACTTATCTCAGCTCGCTTCTCGTACAATCTGCTCATGTACTTATCGAGCGAGATAAACAGTTTTTGAGGATTGACAGTCTTTCCAACGTACAATTCTTCATACTCACCCAACGAAAACTCATAGAAGAATCTAGTAAGCTCACTAGGCGTAAGGTGATAATATTCTTGTCGGATGCGTTGAGCGATAGCCTTGAACTGATAAGGAGTAGTTGAGTCGATAGCTCCAATAACCATAAACAAGTCAATGAGCATTATCTTAATCCAAAACTCACTTGCTCCATCTTTGAAGTACTTATCAATCTCAACAAAGGACATACCGCCTCTAGCGACAGAATCATATACAGAAGTAATTGTGTCCGTTCGATTTTGCAGAGTAGGATATTTGTCTAAGAATAGCGCATATTGTTTGCCATATTTTGCTACCGCTTGACTACATTCAGTCGGCAAGGATTGAACTAATTTTGTTGAAAGTTCGTTGCTGTTGTTCATAACTATTTGCGTAATTAATTTTAGGGCTGAACAACCCAGTGTAGTTGTTGCCCATGGAATACTCAACGATTTCCTTTGCGTATTCGGGATTTCCGTTTGACAACTGTAGAAGTTTCTTTTTAAGAGCTTCTAACCCACGTGGCTTGTAAGTCTGACTTTTTTCTTTCTTGTATGCAAGCCACATTTCAAGAGCTTCTTTGCAAGGATAATATTCTTCTTGTTTTTGCTCTGTATCAATATCGAAATCCGACAAATCGTTTCCTAACGAAAATGCAGCACCCATAAGAAATATTCTCTGTTTCTCTGCGTCATTAGGGAACAATTCGCTAGACTTCTGACGTATGTTAGTTGGTAACATCATAAGCTATTGTATGTAATTTTGTTGTCTTTCTATATCATGCTGAATATGCAGTAGTGCGATATATTCATCAGAATCGGGAAAATCAAATCCAGCTTCTTCTTTTGCCCACGATTTAAAATCAGAAATTGATTTGCTCATTTCGTCTTTCGTAAGGTCAGCAGAAGAACGAAGATACTTATAGCATTCTCCTGTGAATTTATCAATCCCTTCTCTGAGAAATATATCTTTGTTCACTATTAGCTTATAGTAATGTGTCTTAACTTCGTCTAGAGTGTAGCCGTATTGAAGCGCAAAGGCAGATAGAAGTAAATGAAGGTAGGCATTCTGATTTAACGAACGCCCACGCTTCTCTTTTAATTCTACCATAGCACATTTGTTCTCCAACTCGGTTACTTTTGCTCTAAACTTTTCAAGTTCAAACACATTTTTCAGATTGAACCACATAAGCGTTGAATGCTCGTTTAATTAATTCTACCTTTTCATCAAAATGGCAAATCCGAACTATATCCTTGTGTCTGTGCTGACTGCTGTGCAGGTGGAAACAGATTTTGCTGATTCGTCGGGCTTGCCACGCCAGCAGCATTAGCAGAACTTGTCATAGCTTGTTGTGCCGCTTGTGCGCTAGACTGGGCATTGACACTAAATCCACCACCTTGTGCAGTAGCTTGTTGTTCCTGACGAACAACGTTCCAAGCACGAATCTGATTAAAATATCTGCCTTGATATTCATGTGCATCAATATCAAAGCTAACGTTAATAACCTCACCGAGCTGAATGCCAAAACTAGCAATTCTATCAGCTCCAAAAACATCAAAAGCCATCTTCTTAGGATATTGATCTTGTGTTTCTATTACATAGGTCTGAGATTTCCACTCACCTCTTGCAGATACGCCGCTTCTTTCAGGTAAAACGGCAATAACTTTTCCTTGAATTTCCATTATTTTTTATTTAAAGAATTTTGTAAAACCAAATCAGCCAACTCATCAAAGTAGGCAACATCCTTAATAGCGGAATCTTGCTCACCAGTAACCTTTGATGCTATAGAACCTTTCTTCATAATCAAACTATAAAGATAACTGTCAATAGTATTAATTCCCATCAGAATCCACGATGTAACAGCATTCTTCTGTCCGTTACGATAAGCACGGCATTCACACTGAGATAAGTCTGCCATCGTCCAAGGTAGCTCTGTGAATACGACATTCGATGAAGCCGTAAGAGTTAATCCTACACCAGCAGCCTTAATGGAACAGATAATGATTCGCTTCTTCTTAGCTTGGAAAGAGTCAATAGCCCATTGTTTCTGCTGCTGATTATCAGAGCCAGTAACGGAACATACCTCATTAGGAAACTCCTTTTTGATTGCATCAACAACATCACGATGTTCTGCAAACACAATTATCTGTTCTTCCGTATCATGTAGAAACTCGATTGTTGCCTTCATCTTTCCCTTTCCAGATATAGAACGAAGATTCATAAATTTAACTAATGCCTTCATTCGTAGCTTTTTTCTAGCCTCATCCTCAGAGCAATTCTTATATTCAAGAAGGAATGTAAGCAGGTCTTTCTGACAAGTATCATACTCTTCTTGTGTTTCAGAATCAAGAGCAACACTAATTGTTGTTCTTGTTAGTTCAGGCAAATCTTTGAGCACATCTTTCTTTTCCCTACGGAAGTAACATGTTTCGTGAATCTTTTGATTAAGCTCTTCGAGATTCTCGTTTTCTCCATATCTATTACAGAACTCGCCATATCCGCCAAATTCATCAATTCTACCAAGAATAGCCAACTGACAAGCCATATCAGTAGCATGGTTAACCACAGGCGTACCAGTCAGCTCGTAGATATATTCCTTACCTTGGCAAATACCCATTATTATTTTTGACTGCCTTGTCGTTGGGTCTTTAACTCTTGCAGACTCATCAATAATGACCGATTTCAGAATATCGACCTCATTCCTAAAAATGAAATTTTTAAGCTTTAACGGCTTTTCTCCGAGTGATACAACGAAATATTTAGCAAGAGACTCGTAATTGCATATAACCACATCATACAAATCCATCTTAGTAAGATGATAGCCGTATGTTGCGTTTACAGAATCCGTAAGGATAAGCGGACGAAGATTTGTGAATTTCTTGATTTCACGTTCCCAATTAACTTTGAGGGCAGCAGGGCAAATAACCAAACAAGGAGTCGCTTTTGCACGTTCAATTGCAACGATGGATTGAACCGTGTTGTGGGTAACGATGAAACTATCAGTGAGATAGGTATGTTCTGGGTTGTCAACCATAATGCAGACAGCTTCTTTCTCCCCTATATAATCAACAGACTTTATTTTCCTTACAGGAAACACTTTTGACTTAATACGATAAGAGCTATGTTTTCTGTAGGTATAGAAAGGATTGAATGGAGTTCTGATATTTACATCAAACTCGACCTCAATTTTTCCTCTTCTGTTTCTTATATTTTTTCTCACTATCGCTTGACCTCCGAGCGAATGAACCAACTCCTGTATTCCGATTGCAAGCTTCTCACTATAAGTACTATAACGGACCCTATTATGATTAGTTACACTACCATCTGTATCCATAAGTCCATACAAAAGCTCCTTTCTCTGCCGAACACTTCCAAACAGATAAGTATCTGGAATAAACTTATCCTTTGATAACACGTTAAGACCAAGCCGCTTTATATCTGTAATAAATGGGTTTGCGTGGGCTTGTTGGTAAGTTATCCGATAGCGCGGACATGCTGAACTTCTATCCTCTGTCATGCAATATCCATCGGGTAAAAGCTCGCGAACCCTTTCGTGTATATCACAATCCATGTCTGGATTAGAAAAGACAGCACCATCCTTTGTTGAGCCATCACCGATTAGAACACCTAAAATATACGGATGTATAAGGTAATCTTTTTCGTTGTATTCGACAGCTTCACACATCGGAATTTCCCATTTGCATGGTAGTGAACCATTAGCCTTAGTCCATTTGTTTTCCTTTCGGAATAACCCTAATTCAACGAGTTCAGATGTTGTCTTGACAGTCCAACCATTTCCTCTACGTCTTCTGTTGTCATCACGGACAGTCCAAAGATGTTCCATACCAGCTTCTGTACTAACACCATCAGAGAATGTTACCTTATACATAGGCTTAACACCTTGTGGGAAAACTCCCGTAACTACGTAAGGTTTTCCGTCTCGACCAAAGACAATATCATTAATACGAATGTCTCCAATTCTTTTGTCACCAATTGGAGTCTTTACGATACAATCAACAGACTGCTGTTTTCCAGTTCCCATATCATCGCCATTGATGCAACGCTTCATAGCGAGTTCCATGCGTACCCCCTCTTCTTGATAATCGTATAATTTTGGTTTATCTGACATAATAATAAATTATAATAAACACCACATTCTGAAAGCCCATTCAAGAGCCTTCTCTCTACCACGCAAATACAACTCGTCACCACGTTCAATCTTTTTGTAGAACACTTTCTTCTTAGTCTTTGAAACTGCAAAGATAAAGTCTTGATTTCCATATCTAGGGTCAATGCTGTGCGTCAAGTCCATATACCATGCACGGCTTCTATCCCAGTCCACGAAATCAATCTGCGCTTCAAATTGTTCTTGTGACGTAGCTGCGGTAGTCTTCAAGTCACCGCCAAACTCGCCAAGCCACCAGTCGAACTTACATCGTACAGGCAGTTCAAACTCGAAGCCTTGATATTCCATCTTCATGTGTGGATTGATGAATGTTTTCTGACCGACCGCATTCTTTAGAACAAAATCAAGAAATCTGTCCTTTGTTGCTTGTTTCTTTAAAACTGCAAGTCTGTCTAATCCCCATTTCCAATCCTTCTCTGTGTATTTCTCATCATCAACCGTCATAGCATAATGATTACACTTTTCTGGTTCGGTAACGAGAGCATCAACGAGAGTGCCAAGATGGAATGCCTTTTTCTTGTCTGATTCCTTAACGAAGTTAAGTTGTGGGTTAAGAGCGAACTTCAATGCGGTGAGGTCTGAGTTGGAAACCTCACCACGTGAATAATAAGGGTCAAACGGTTGCTCTGCCATATTACTTAGCTGTTACTTCATCCTCATATTTAATATAAGGAGAAACGATATACTCTTCCTCATTGTTAGCATGTTTCTCGCAAGCCTTGCGCATAAACTCCAACTTAGAAGCAAGTTTGTCAGGTGACATAGAAGAACCCTCAATCGTCCACCACTGCTGAATAATATCGAGCCAAGCGTTTTTGTCAGTAACGACAAGACGTTTTGTGACCTTTATTTTCTGCTTACTTGTGTTGTCAACAGAAGTCTGAGCGAAGAGTGACTGAGCCTGTGCGGTAGCGTGCTGGGCTGCATTCTCTGCATCACGTTTCTCTTGCTCTGCCGCAAGCTTGCGCTGTTGCTCTTCCTTTGCAGCCTCATCAGCCTTGCGAACCGCCTCTTCTTTAGCCTTACGTTCAGCCTCTAGTGCGGCAGCCTCTGCTTCCTTACGTTTGCGTTCCTCCTCGGCAGCTTTTAATTCTGCTTCTTTACGCTTACGTTCTTCTTCGGCAGCTTTCAGTTCAGCCTCCTTGCGCTTGCGTTCCTCCTCATCTTTGATGCGTTGGATTTCTTCTTGCTTTTTACGCTCTTCCTCGGCAGCCTTACGTGCTTCCTCTTCCTTGCGTTTGCGTTCCTCTTCTGCCTTACGTGCTTCCTCTTCCTTGCGTTTGCGTTCCTCTTCTGCCTTCTTGATTTCAAGAAGTTCAGCAATCTTAGAATCAAACTTCATAAGGAGTTCGTCACGTGTAGCAGTGACAGTCTGCTTATAAGACGCAAGCAATGATGCGGAAATTTCCTTGTATGCGCCGTTCATAATATCCTTTGCGTCATTCTCTTCAATTTCAGAAGAGTATGAAGGCTTGTTATTAACGAACAGATGTCCGAGGTCAAGAACATCAGAACACTCTGTAATACGTTTCTTAACTTCATCCTTGTTATCAAGGGTGAGAAGAGAGAACGTATTATTAAGTGAGTTGATAGCAGCAGAAGAATGCTCAGTAAGAAGATTGTTGAGCGTATCAATAGTATCAGTCTTCAACTTAATCTTAGCCTCCTTAATGCGCTCTTGTCGCAAGCGTTCTTGCTCTGCTTTCTTCTGCTGTTCTAGCTTGTATGCAGCATACTCATTGCGCTTCTCCTGAATCTTATAGACAACTGAATCTGTATTCTTGGCAGAGATAAGGCTCTCCATCATCGTAAATCCCTTACGGACAATATCGAACACTTGGGTAACACCCTTACGTTTCTCCGTCATTGCTTTCTCTGTCAGTTTAGCCTTCTTGATAAATTCAGCAGCTTTCTCGTCAAGAGCATCATTCATACCAGAAGCACTAATATCAGACAGAAGAGATTCACCTGCCTGAACACATGCCTCATAAGACTTTCTGTTAGCTTGCACCGCATTTTCTGTATCTGATTTGAGCGTTGCAATCTGTCTTGTAATATTGTTGGCTTGTTGTTGTACCAACTGCAATTCTGTATTTTCAGCCATACTTTATAAATTAAAATGGAGAATCATCGTCAACCTTTGCCTTAACACCATTTTTCTGTGTTTCATCTTGCGAAGCACCAAATGCTTCTTGTTGCTGCTGTTGTTGAGGTCGGCTGTCAATATCAGCTTGTAACATACCGCCAAGACCGACAGGTAACTTAGGATAAGTCTTAAAAGCATGCTTACAAGTCTTAGAGATAAGGAATCCTGTATCAATATCCTTGAAGTACATTTTGCCATCATTACCAGTATAACTACCTCCATATAGAGCGTTAGCCTTGTGGTCTTGACCGCCAAATTTAGCAGAATATTCACGCAATCTGTCGATACCTTCACGGTCAAGAACGAAGTAATCGTATGAGTTATTTGGAAGGATAATCTTTACGTAACAAGCAACGATACGTGAATTTGCTGGTCGTGGATAGGTCTTCACATAATCAACAAATTTATGACCGTCACGCTCACCGAAGCGGAAATCATCGCAATCATATACCACTACAGGGTTGTCACAACGAAGAATCTGTCCAGCCCTTTGACGAAGAAGAATCTCACCATATCCTGTATATGTAATCTTAGCAGTATAAGTTGATTGTCGGGTATTCTTGTCGTAGTTGCTATAACCCATAAGGTAACAGAGTGTTGTAGTTCCCTTTTCTAGCGACAATCCATTAATCGCTAAATTCATAAAGGCATCGTGAATATTCAACGATGTTGCTTTTTCGAGATACCCCTTAAACGAGCCGTTGAGAAGCTCATTATTAAACAGAGCCTTCTGTTCTTCAAAGAACACTTCTCCACCATCTCCGAACTTCTGATTGTACACCTCAATAAACTTATCCCTTGCCAAGTCGCAAATCTGATTATGAGGCGTTTTATTTAACTGTTCTATATCCATTTGTATAGATTTTAAAATTAGTGAACTCTATCAATATAACTAAAGTACGTTTCCACCATTACAGAACCAGTAGTTGTAGGTCTTTCGTAATAATGTGGAATCGTACCTAACTTTCTGCCATCACCATCTTGGTAATTCAGAAAAATAGCTCTAGCCGCCACTTCTCTTGACTTGTTTGCAGTAAGTTCCATCAAGCAAGCATGTAACTTACGTTGATGGATTACTGCATTAGCCATTCCTGGCGGCATAGATGCTATAAGTTTGTCGATTCTACTCATTCTTTTCCTCTTTGTTTTCGGAAGATGGAGCATGATGTTCGAAGACATCGAAGACCTTAGTTTCGTTAAGACCTACGATGTCGTAATCAATCATAGTCTTGCCCATCACCTCATCAACGTATCGAAGAGCACGTGCCAACGACTTAGCCTGAACCAAGTAAGTTACGTTAGAACGTCTCTCTTTCTCACTCTTCTCATCAACAGTGATAAACTGGAGTTTTGCCTTGTACCACTTATCATCATCATCCAAGTCAGAGAAGAAAATCTCGCCATAGTTGGTTTTCTTTGCGCTTGTAACGGCAGAATCACCACTAATATAGCAACTCATTTCATCAATGATAGATGTTTCTGCCTCGGTGCAAGAAAGTGCATCAACAACATAAAGTTCGTTGACTACTTTTTCCGAGCCATTCTCCATCGTCTTTTGGTACTTGATTCTAGTCTCATACCAAGATGCTGTCCTTGCTCTCATTACTCACCATCCTTTCCATTATCAGCCAAAGAAGCAATCTTATCAAAGAGTTCTTTGGCAACCTCGCCTTTGATTTCGATGCACTTTACGTTGCCGTCACCATCACCACTGCCACCTTCACCATTGTGAAGTGTTTCATCCTCGCTCTCCAAACGTTTGCGAAGATCCAAATTCTCGTTGTCGTGCAACAACTGGTCGAGAATCAGTACACAATTTGTCTTCTCGATTTCTTTGTCATTGCGAACAACCTCATCAGTACCATTGATGATTTTCACCAATTCATCGTACTCTTCCTTTGTCTCACAGTTACGTGCGACACAACCGATAACCTTAAAACGGTCAATCTCGAAAACCAACTTAATTTTGTCTTTTGCCATAATAGCTACATATTTAATTAATTAAACAATAATAATCTTTCTCTTTCTACTCTTTTCTTTTTGCATAGTGCTACACTAGCCTTGCAAAGTTCAGTATTGTCTCTGTAATAATCTCTTTGCTTTTGTAGTCTTTCTTCACGATTTCTCATATATCTTTCGTGGTCGAGCTGGCTGCGCCTTGATTCGCTTCTCATTTTGCTAATCTTCTTTATCCCAACCTAGCATCATTGATATTGCGCCAACGACTGCGAACATAAGAGCGGTTGCAGCAAGTGCAAATAAAATTATACTCATAAATCAAAACATTTGATAACTTTTTTGCCGCATACAGTCTTGCTTGCGAAGTTGATTATCTCAGTAGCAACTACAAGAACAAGCATAGCAACAAGATAGCTAATATAAAACATACCTTTCATTATTTGAAAACTTCTTTAATTGTTTCTAAATTAAATTTGTGAAAACATGAAAAATAACCAGCTATATATACAGTGAACATACTCTTAGCTTTAAGATTAAAATATTCATCATCACAAAAATCTAACATCTTACAAACAAATCCCCAAGGTTCATTTTCAGATAAGCCTATTTTTTTCAGAATATCAAAATCTGGTTTTACCAAAGGGTCTGCTCGCAAGTCTTCAAGCGTTAATCTCGCCATTATACACCTCCAATACTTTGCAAAAAATGAGCCTCGGCAGTTGGCAAAATTTAAGTGATGAATCCTACAAGAATCGTATTGACTATTTCCCGATGGTCGGTCGGAACTGCCTTGGATCGTTAAACATTGACCTATTCTAAAGAAGTGGAGATTTGAGGAATCGAACCTCATCGGTTGGCAACATCCCATTGGATTTCGGTCAGCAGTCATAATAAGAGTTTTTTATTTTTGTAGGTTCTGCCTCCTAATTTCTTGTATGTTCCGTACTTTGCCATACGATACGGTCACAATCTCCAGTTACCGATGATAGCTACCAGATTTCAATAGTGCTACTAGTTCTAGCAGTACACCATTATCGTTCTTGCCCAAGGAACACTATCATCGGTGTGGGCTACATGGTTATGAAAGAAAACTAGCTTCAAAAAAATAATCGGTGCAGTGCTCAGACTATTACATAGTGAACCTCACGCAAGTTCCACCACACCGATTTGCGTGAATGCATATATAAGGGCAAATGAAAAGCTACATATCGAACAACGTAGGCTCATTTGTATCAGCCTCGGCAGATTTACAATTCTTTACAGCTTCATTAAAGTAACTGTCCTTTAATTCAAAGCCAACACCAAATCGACCCATCTTAATTGACTGATACACCTCAGAACCGATTCCAAGGAATGGTGTAAGAACCTTATCACCCTTGTTACTCCAAAGAGTTATTGCTCGCTCGATTGTTTCCAGCTGTAGAGGGCAGATATGTTTCTCGTCATTCTCGTCACGTCCCTTAATACCATTAAGTGTTTTAGAGTAATCAATATCCATCCACACTGGTGAGGCGTACTTTTGCCAAGTATCAACAGATATATCGCAGTGAACTGGATGCTCATGCTCTCCTTCCTTACGGAATATCATAAGGTAATCAGGAATACCGACACGGCTCATAGCCGCATCTTTCTTTACTTGCTTATGAAGAAGACCGAGTGCCTTTGTTCTCTGCATTTCCGTCACTGGGTTCTTCCAAATAGTTACTCTTGAATGATAAATAAAACCTACTTCTTGGAATGCTTCAAGAATCATTCCTGAGAAGTCACGAAGACCAATATATCCTTCCTTACCCTTCTGAATAGGCAAGTCCATACAATGAACGGCAACGTTACGACCGCTCCAAAGAACTCTATACAATTCTTTGACAAGATATTTGAAGGCAGTAAAGAACTCCTTATAGTCCTTTGAATTACCCATATCCTCTAACTTATCGGAATATGTGTAAAGTTCCGCAAATGGTGGAGAGAAAATAGAGAATCCAATACTCTCATCGGGAACATTCTGAATGAGCTGCACACAATCGCCTAGGCGAATGTCACAGTTTTTTGATTGATACTTATTATCAACTTCCATCTTCTTTAACTTTATCTGATTATTGATGTTACGACACATAGATTCGGTCATAGACTTCTGCATTTCGAGGAACTGCTTTTGTTTTTCCTCGAATGATGATTTCACGTTCTGCATCGTATCAAGAGTAATGATGTGGATATTCACCTCATCTTTCTGACCGAAGCGATATGAACGTCTGATACCTTGGTAGGTAGCTTCAAATGAAAAATCAAGTGAAGCAAACATCTGGTTGCGGCAGTTCTGATAGTTAAGACCGAATGATGCAATCTTCAACTTAGTGACAAGCACTCTGAACTCGTTATTGGCAAATCCGAGCAATTTATCTTTCTTGTATTGCTTGCTATCACTACCCTTAACCTCAACTGCATCGGGAATCAGTTCACGAAGAACCTTACCTTCTTCATCTTGCCAAATCCAGATAATCCAATTCTCGGAAGAATCATTAACAATCTCAGCAACTCTTTCAAGACGTTGTTTGATAGTTCTTCTAAGCTCTTTGTGGAAATCCGTTGCAGACACAGCCATATCATTAAAGAGAGCACCGTTATCTTTCTTCTCGGTAACGATGTAGTCTTCAATAACATTCATCGGTGGAAGAATATATCCTTCATCGCTAAAACCAATATCAGATGGTTTACTGAGCATGACTGCCCAAGTAGAAACGAAATCCCAAAAATCTTGTTGTGCATGACCTTTCAGTCTCCAATCAGATGTAGAGCCGCCATCATGTACAAAATACATCGCAAGCATTTCGTTTCTTGTCATAATATTCAAGAATTCTGCATGATTACAAAGCTCGGTAGTATCGTTTGGAGAAGGAGTTGCTGTGCAACACAACTTATAAGGTGTATTCTTGAAATCCTCAATAAGAGCGGTTCTTGTCTTACCTGCAAAGTTCTTCAATATTGAACTCTCATCAAGAACGACACCACCAAATAGATAAGCATCTATGTTATCCATATTGTCATAGTTGGTAATATAGATACCAGCCGCAAGGTCTTGGTCGAATGTCGTAAGAGCAATCTCAGTTACTTTGTACCCGAAATGGATTCCTTCTTTGATTGTCTGACCGATAACTCCCAAAGGAGCTAGGATAAGTACAGGCTTACTAATATGATTTACAACTTGCTGTGCCCACTCTAATTGCTGGTACGTCTTTCCTAATCCGCAGTCCTCAAACATCGCAAAGCGACCAACTTTCAATGCTCGCTTAACACAATACTTTTGAAACGGGAATAATTGAGGACTTAAATCACTATCCTCAACATCAAAACCGCTTTCTTGAACGGCAGTCTGTTTTTCTGAGAGAAATTTCAGATAACCGTCTAATTCTTTTGTATTCATCTATTAAACTGTTTTTAAAAGGATGCTTCGTCTCCTACGTTTCTAAAGACACACCACATGTCAAACTTACAAGAGGTTTTATTTCCTCTTATGGTGCGTTCCCAATTCATGCTCTTGCCCAAAGATCAACTCCACATCCTATCTACGACAACCTTAGTCAGCGTAGGGGCGGTTTTACACAACTAACTAACTAAAACAATAACTATTTCCGTCAGGTGGATAGTCGATTATCTTCCATTCATTCTTCTTGATATGGATAGCTTCACGGAAAACCACAAACGGCTCACCATTATGACGTTTCTTGTTGTGTGCGACAATCTTACTGATACACCCCTTGGCAGTTATTCTGAACTCCCTGAGAGAATGAGTGTACTTTGATTTTACGTCACAAACAATCAATTTTCCGTCTTCCCAAAATATGAAGTCTGGTTTATAGCTATGACCGCTAACCATCAGTCTTTTATCGTACCGAATCTTTGTTTTGAGTTGTTTCGGCACAAGCATATAAAGGGATTTGAATATATTGAGTTTCACTTGCCTATGAATACAAGAAACTCGTTTATCAGCAAGAAGAATTTGGTGATACAGATATTCTTCTCTACTATCGTACTCAGTACCATCTCTCGATGTGTACTTGTGTTGAACAACTCTAACAGCAGACATGGCTAATATTCTTTAGATACTTTACTCGGATTCCAAACTAGTTGTTGGTAAGCAGCATCGCCAAACTTCTGCCATTCTCCAGTCGCAAACTCAACAATCCAATCGTTTGTGCGAGCAATCAGACTTCCTCTAGTCTTATTGTCTTTGAACTGACATGTAATTGACGTTCCATCTTCACCAACATCAACAGACTGCAAGCATTTCAGACCTTGCAGCGTTTTCAAGTTGTCTCTGTGAACCTTTATACTATATATAATCTTCATATTCTTTTCGCTTAAAACCTTGGCGGCAGACTAACTTAATAATCTGACCGCCAAGGGAAAATAGCCTAATATAAAATTCAATCATGTATCATGACAATACATTGCGCCCTTAGATGGTATCGAGCCATCTTCTCTACATACTGGTCGGAGCATTAAATCTGCGTATGTAGCGCATTACCTAATTGCTTTAAGGGCAAAACTCAACGACTTATCACAAGCGGTTGAGAAAAAACAAATTATTTAAGTAAACAAAATACTTAAAAAAAGATATAATAAATAAAGCACTACTACTTTCACAAGCAGAAGCACATAGATGAAAAAATTGTAGTAGTTCTAGACTGACTCGAACAATCTCTAAGAGAACCAAAATCTCTTGTGCTGCCGTTACACCATAGAACCTTTTAAAAGCATACCATTCTCACGAATAATATGCCTTTCGATAATAATAACTAATAAACCTTATTTTTATCACCTAAAATTTATGTTTTGAACTTTCTGTTTCAATACTTTTGTTAATTATATAACTAAGAGTACCTTTAGAAGATATATTGAATTTTTTCATAACTTTGTCGTATGACCTAACTTTTTTGTAATACGCCAATACTTCATTGTGATTATATTTTTTGTTTTTCAATACACAAGAAGATGCGTATGCCGCATGTTTAATGCGCATATCTTTAGGTATATCGTGCATATTGTCACTAAACGAACCAATAGCTATATTTGACGGTGAGTTATTCAGGCTATTCCCATCTAGATGTCTAACGCATTGATTTTCAAACAGTGCATTACCGAATTTTTGGTAAGCACATAATTTGTGAACCATAACACCTCGTTTCTCCTTATTAAAATACATCGTAAACCTAGCATACTTGTATTTGCTATTCGGAATATAAATTCTCTTTATGATTCCGTTTCTAACAACATTGCCTGCGCTATCCACACGGTAACCTGCATTATATGCGGCTATCACAAATTTATCTGTCTTTGATAAGTCTTTCATATTATTGTGTTTATTTGAAGGTCAGACTCGAACTGGCGACCTCTAGGATATGAACCTAGCGAGCTACCGCTGCTCCAACCTGCGATTTGTGCAGCCTATCTTCACAGACGAGCTGCATTCTCCTTATTTCAATTCAGATTTTGATAATAATAAACAATCAAACAAGTAAATAAACCTTTCTCAACCGAGAGGTAAAACTCTCGAAAAACATTTATAATCGTATTGGAGATACTATCGGATTCGAACCAACATTCACCTACGATAAGAATGGTATCTTTCAGTTGTAGGTCGTGCTTCCATTTACACCAAGTATCTCTTTGTTTTATGCATTAAAGTACGAAAAAATATTTTCTACCTTAAAGTGTTAAAGTCTCATTCTTTGACTCAACTCCATTTGGAATTGGCTAGACTGTTATCTTTGTAATCGTCATTACCCTTTGCTTTCCACGACAATTCTTCTCGCTTGGCTAGATGCCAATATCATTTCCGTGGTAGTTCATCGGTGATAATTTCATCAATAACAGAATTACTAGTCTTACGTATGTCGCATACCCTTTCGTAATATCACCGCGTGCCAGTGCCGCTCCTTTACTACAATTCTTATATGCGCATACTATTCTGTGCATTTTATCAATATGTCAAAGAACTTGTTCTTTTATTTTCCATTTGCACATAAAGTACTAAACAGAATCAAAAAGAATTGCGGTAACGGCAGGACTCGAACCTGCGACCTATCGGTTAACAGCCGACCGCTCTGACCAACTGAGCTACGAAACCATATTGGGCGAGCACAAACGAATCAGCATTTACTCGCCCATTTACCACGCTTGGTAAGTACGAAACAAAACTTCTCAATATACACGATTTAATATACACGATGGCTTTCAAGCAGATTATCTATATCGCTTGCGAGGAAGAATGCAGAGTGACCTATCATGCAGTGTGGTAGCTTTCCGCTCTTTCTCAATTCAACGATGAATGACTTTCCCATACCTATGTATGATGCAGCTTCATCAGTTGATAGCCATTTCTTAGCAATCTTTTCGACCACTACTTTCTTCTTCGGTGTTGCCATTTTATTATTCTCCTATTACTTTTCAAGCATCCTTTGCAGAAATGCTTTTTCGTTTTCTAGGCATTGTACTCGTTCTTCAAGTCTTGCCTTTTCGATTCGTAATTGTGTTGCGTCATCTACCTGACCTATCATTACAGGCGCATCACCTTTTCCGTAGGCGAGCCATTGTAAATCAACCTTCATGTTAGAGCAAATAGCCATCATAGCTGCCTTGGTAAAATTCTGCTTACCTCTTAGCATCTTTGATAGGTTAGAGCAATCAAGACCAACATCAATCGAAAACGACCTTGCGGACTTATATTTACCCAACTCTATAACCTTTGCAACCCTCTGACGAACCTCTTCCTGATTATATTCTATCTTCATTATTTTTCTTCAAATAACTATATTTAACCAAAAAAGTTTGGTGGAACGAAGTTAAATGACTATCTTTGCAGTAGATAAATAGCTTAGACGGTGTTTTGAACTCCGTCCCACCTTTTTCGTCTATCAGTGTTGTAACTGATTAACGATTGCAAAGGTACACATTTTACCTCAAACAACCAAACTTTTCATCAAAAAAGTTGTGGCTGAATGTGGTATTTTAACCTTTCTTTACAATAAGTGAGGTTTACTTATATGTTTTATTACAAAAATTAAGAATTATGAGCGACATCACTACAAATTTAAAGACCCTGTACGATATTAGTCGATGTAAGTCTATGAGGCAGTTTGCCAAACTAGTCGATATAGACCAGTCAAACCTCCAAAAGAAAATGGCAAGCAACAATTACACAAAGACTGACGTACAAAAGATATGCTATCATCTTGGCGTAAGAAAAGAATGGCTTGAGAATACAGATGGAGAAATGTTCGATGAGAATTCATTGGTGCGTCCTAGTGATTGGGTATTCGGCAAGCGTGAGTCTAATATAAATATGGTGAACGAAGAAAGCGCACACCACAACAAACAGATAGTTGGAGACTCCTCAGAGAGCGAAATCAATCTGTTGCGTGAGCAAGTGGCAGACCTGCGTAAGCAAGTAGAGAACAAGGATGCTCAAATCAAGCAGCTAATGGATTTGCTTGCAAAGAAGTAGGAATGCAAGTAATATGCAAGTAAGGTATAATTTTAACACAATATGAAAACAAAGAAACTATCAGTAAACACTATATGTGTGAGGGGTGGATATACCCCAAAGAATGGAGAGCCGATAGAGCTTCACTAAATGCGATAAGCATTTACACTGAGTATCAACACTTTACGAGATTTAACGAGTAAAATATACAGTAAAAAACGCCCGAAAAGCCCCGTAAATATGATAAAAACTGATAGACTTTGCAAGTAATATGCAAGCTAATAGGAGATAGAATTATGAAGGTTTATGTTGAAGACAAAACATATAAGGTGTATTTCTCCATCACTCATAAGTGCAAGAGATTCTATATATACACAGGATTGCAATCGACAGAGAAGTTTGATGGTATGGTATTTCCTCGTTCGGACAAGTCTGCAAAGGCAAAAACTAAGCGACTGGCAGAGCTATATTCAAACGTGGAAGACTATATACTGCTGCACAAGGGTGAGGACGTTCCGATGCTAAAAAGCCATCTGAAAGAGATTATAAAGGGTGGCAAGGTAGCAGAGAAGAGTTTCCTCGACTATATGCAGATGTGTGCGGATTCTAAGAATTTGAAAGCTGGCACGAAGAGAGTGTATGATGTGACTATCATCAGAATCAGAAACTACGATGCTAAGTGTACATTTGAAACCATCACCAAAGACTGGCTCGATAAGTTTGTGAAGCATGAATATGAAAGAGGACGAATGCCTAACGGAGTTCATATTGATTTGAGAAATATCAAGGCAACATTCAATTGGGCAATTGACAACGAGATAACAACCCTATTCCCATTCCGTAAGTACGTACTTCCACACGAGGAAACAAGAAAGCGTTGTCTTTCTCTAGAACAGATGAGACAGTTGCGTGATGCAGAGTTCCACACTAACCCTCAACGTGAATCAAGGGATTTGTTCATGCTAGGTTTCTATTTGATTGGCATCAATATATCAGACCTTCTCGATTTGAAGCCAACAGACCTTCGTGGCGGCAGAATATGCTACAAGCGCAACAAGACAGGACGATTGTATGATATAAAGGTAGAACCAGAGGCGTTGGAGATTATCAAGCGATACAAAGGCAAGAAATATCTTTTGAAGTATAAGGACAACAGTAAGTTCAATCTCAAACACTTTGAGAGCAATCTGAACACTAGATTAAAGAGACTAGGCAGATTTAGAGAATATAACAAAGAACCGATGTTTCCTTACCTTTCAACCTACTATAATCGCCATACGTGGGCAACGCTAGCAAGCGAGATTGATATACCGATGGAAGTTATAGGAAGGGCATTAGGTCATGCGATGTGGGATAATGCGGTAACATCAACCTATATTAAGTATGATACCAAGAAGATTGATGAAGCCAACAGAAAGGTCATTGACTACTTGAATGCCGATTTAGAGTGTAACAAAGACAACAAATAAAACTCAAATGACGTTTTGAGTTTTCTGAAAGGGCAAATAAAAAAGGGAGGCTATTAACCTCCCTTTCTTACTATTTATCCGATAGAATAGTTTCTATCTTCTTGCGATAGTCAACAGAGCCATCAATGAATGCGTGCATAAACAAACTACTATCGTTTATTGGCACGCTGATAGGCTCGTTGATGAAGTCCTTTGTGACTTCCGAGTTATTCACCAATGCAGAAACAAGTCGTTTCTTTTCGTAATTGAAACCTTGTGTAAATCCTGCGGCGAATGGTGTAAGCGAGTGAAAGAATGGTGTTGGTGCTTCACTCAGTTTTTGCAATCTCTGTTTCAGAGTCATGTCCTTGGTCTTTTCCATCATTATTCTTCTTTTCAATTTCTTTCTCCATTTTATGCAAGCGTTCAACCTCTTGTTCGTAGATGCTATCTAACGCATCAGAACACTTTAGGTATTGTGTAAGGCTCTTCTTGCGCTGCATAAACTCAGCCTTATTCTTATACTTCATACCTTGTATTGCGGTCAGTCTGTGACGCTGCATTTCAAGTTGCAGCTCATCATAAGCCCATACCGTTGTCTGTACCGCTTTTTTCTCATTACTCTGTATTTCCTTTGAGAGGTTAACAAGATCTTTGTATCTTCTGTTCTCCTCGCTTATTACCAGTTTGAATATTCCCCAACTGAATACGAATCCAAACCAAACGAATGCAACACTCCAACTGCCAGTACAAGCGTTCATTATGGCGAACGCTATACCTAATAACATTTCGGCATAGTAAATATCAAACCAGCCAAATCGTTTCTTAATCATTTTCTTCATGTTTTTTATTCATTAATTTATTAAGACGCATATAAAAGTACTCATCAGATTCTCCTCTATTTTTGAATACTAAATGATTTTGCTCCATGAAATCAAGGATTATATAAATGCTTTTCTTTCCTAGATTTCTAAGATTCTTTAAAGAATTAACATCAAGCTTTCTTAGTAAATCGCCAACCGTATATACTTCACTATATCTAAATATGTTCATAATACGTACAGGAAAACCGAATTTGTCGATATTCTCAGATAAAATCTTTGGAGGAATAGCAATATCACTAGTAGGTTTATCGCCCTTCTCACGTCTGTAGGAATCAAAATCCATCTGCATATCCTTGATTTTTTTGTTCAGTCTTTCAACCTCAGATACTAAATGTTTGTTGGTAGAGATATGCTCGATAATCGTAATTTCGTTACGTGATAACTTATCGCATGTCTTTTCTACTATCTGACGAATCCTAGTTGGTGTCAGGTCATACTCATCGGCAAGGTCTTCAAAAGTCTTACCTTTGATAATCCCTTTTAGTATTTGGGATTCACGATAACTAATATGCGGCGCAATATCTAGATAAGAAATGGCATCTATCGCCACAAATAACATACCTATTGCATTAGCTGATAATTGCCCCTTTGCTGTAGCAGCGTTTCTCGTTTCGGCAAGTTCTATATTAATAGCATTCTTGCGCTCTTTGAGTTCTTTGAGCTTATCATCTATCATCTTTTCGTTGACTGCAAGCATTTTGTACTTCTGAGCGTACTTCTCAATATCCTCGCTATTCACATACACGATACTATGGTCTTTATAACTACCAATCAGACCCTGCTCTATGTAGTTACTAATAGTCTGCCTTGATATTCCCAGTATCTCGGCAGCTTTACTTCTTGTGATTCTAGCCATATTACTAACCCTTTTATTGTTTCAGATTTAAATCTGCCAATCTCAGCTCTAGCTGCTGAATAACGTTGTCGATTGTCTTCCCCTTATAGTCAAGAGCAATCTCCTTCAATACTGCAATCTGAGCTTCAATTCTAATTCTGTCTCCTACTGTCATCATAATCAATCTTGTTTATTAAGAGCGGTGCTTGTAAAGTTGTAGTGTACAACATAAACATAACCGCCATACATCTTTCCGTAAGTAACCTCTATGAAGTTAAAGATAATATCTTCACAATCCTTGTATGGAATCAAAGGTTCAATAGGGAACGCTTTGTATTCCGCATAATAACGACCTACTTCTTGTGAAAGCAACTGCTTAAAAATATCCACTTCTCCATACTTCGAGAATACACCTTTGAACTCGTTTTCATTGTCTATAGCAACAACTACTCCAAGTTCTTTCTTGATACGTACGCCCTCATATTCGTTGCAAGTGCCGTTAAAAATTGTCGATGTAGTAAGAATCCCTTTTATCTCTTCCATACGCTTACTTCATAAAAACATCAAACAAACCTGCCTTGTAAAGCAAGAAAGTAAAACATGCCCAAAACATCAGACGATACCAGAAGTTAACCTTTACATAAAGACTGTGCGCCATCATTGAACACCCTAAATCAAAGGCAATCAAAACTAAAATAACAACTAATTCAAACATATATCAATTTCTTAAAATGTGAACACTAACAGCCTTGTTTACTGCATTAGGCTGCGACTCATTAAAACTCTTGATAAACTTACGTTCCATTTCATCAGGGAACATAGCTTTTTTCGGTTTCGGCATTGATAACGTGCCTACTACTTTGTACCCCCCCATAAGTGTTATTACACACTTTCGAGTGATTGTTTCTTCTCCAAACATATTCTCTAAATTTAAAAATTACAAACCAATATTTTTCATTTTATCTTTAAAATCATACGCAGTATTGTTCACGGAACAAATATCATTAGCATTGATTCTCTTGTTATCTTTTGTTCCATAAACCACTTCGTATCTTTTTGCATCTAAGCTCATATAAACACTACAAGATAGAACTACATATTGCTCACCTGATGATTTTATTGAAATAATATCACCATTGGCTATACCAGCATTCTTTGCTATGATGTATTTCTTAGCCTGCACAACGCTACTAAATGTATCGTTTGCTTTTCTTATTCTTGCATCATTTATAGATGGCAAGAAGTCAAGTCCCTTTTGTTTGAGCATACCTCTTAATTTCTCTGCAAAATTTTTATTAGAAATAGCCTTTACCTCTTTCTCTGTATGCAAAGATAATGCTTTATAACTAAATATTTCATTCTGCAAAAGAAACTCTTTAAAACGCTTACTATGACTATATTCTAAAAGGACATTTTTTATAAAATCAACGTCCTTAAATAAATAATCAATAATCATTCTTCGTTCATCAGAACTTAAAGATGAAAAATATAACATTTCTCCCATATCCTCTACTTGTATTTAAATTTTATGGTTTTGGAAGCACTACCAACAATCTCCCTCTGCCTCTACAATTATTATGTGCGATTTTTTACCCACTTCATTCTGTGCTCAACTTTCTTCTGATTAGTGCCACTCTTAGCCTTTGATATTCGGTTCGTCAGAACCTTGTATTTATTGGCGCATCGCAACTGACCTTTTCTGTATTTGGCAGAAATGATAATGAGTGTTCCATCGCTTGCACGGAAAGTTTGGTTGTTTGTGCATACGCACGCATCAACGTTTGCTTCGGTGCATTGGATTATCTTTTGTACAGTTCCAGACTTAACAAGAGACTTGATGGCTTTCTTCGCTTGGTACATCGTGCCGTTAATATCCTGCATCATTCGGTTGTTAGAGTAACTTCCAGTGTACTTCTTATCGAATGGTTTCTTCAACATACGAGCTTCCGTCTTACGAGCATTTCGTACACTTTTAATAGAGTGCCCATTAACGGCTCTACTATGCGTATTGATGACTTCTTCGATAATGTTTATCTTGTTACAGATAACAGCTTCACGTACAAGATTTTTAAGGCTCGGCAAGCTGAGATTTCTCAACTGTCCTCGTCTCGTCTTGTAACTATAATCTTTGCTATGTATTTTGTTCGCTATGATTTTCTTCACACCGAACTTGTTTGTTTCTATCCTGCAATAACCGAACTTGATAGCTAAGTCCAAGTATTGTGTAAATGTTGGCTTATTAAAACCAAGAGCCTTTGCTGCTTGATTTTTTGAGCCATAATGTAAATCGGATGCACGGAAAAGGAATTTTATCTTTAAGGCAAAACAGAATGCCACCAAGCGGTCTTTGTCGCTCAGTGCAATCTTAGCTTGCTTTATCCCTATTCTAATATTGTGCATACCTCTGATATTTAAATTAGAAACTCCAAAGGGTCAGAGGTAGAGAATAGCCCTTCGGAGTTTACTGTTTGGCTTTGTTTAATGCTCATACGGTCGCCAGCCGAATAGCAATATCTTTTCCTTTCCACATCTTACTCAGTCTCTACACCTTTCATTTGCGATACAAAGGTAAGCATTATTTTTGAGATTTAAAAATTCGTCTAAAACGCTTGTTAACAACACGAAAGGAAGATTAATGCGAGAAAATTATATATAATACCAATATATGATATTTAGATAGGGATACGGGGATTTTCTGGAGATAATAAAGATTTACAAATAGCTAAAAATTTAGTTCTGTTTAACAAACAAAAAATGCCCCACACCACCAAAAATGATGATGCAGGGCGATATATGATAGGTATAAAAGAAATGCGATAGTAAAGCCCCACCATTGAGCACCAACGGCAGGGCTGAGATAGATATATGAGTTCCAAGATGATAAATTCATTGCAAAGATAGGCAAAATATCAGGGAACTCAAAGAGATAGTGAAAATTTCTTCTGTAAGCGGTTAAAATAGTCTGTTGGTATGATTTATCGGTGCGCTTGTACAAACGCCTTGTATGCGCCATAAAACAAATCCTCGCCTACCATAATAGATAAGCGAGGAAATGTAACTTTGATATTGCGATAATTAAAAATCGCAAGGCACAGCTCTATATAAATCTGACTGAAGGAGGTTAGCCATAAGTGTAGTGATAGTATCCTGTAGATTTTCAAATGATGTCGTGAAATCATCTTCCATCTTATCACTCTTGTCACGTATGCCTATATCATATGCACGGTCATACTCCTCAAAGAACTCGTTGTGAACCTGCTGCAACTTTACCAGTGTCTTTGTCAACTTAGGGCAGGTAACATACTGCATGGCACGTTCCTGTTCTGCTTTCTTTTTTGCTTCTTGCTGAAGCTGCTTAAAATCATTTTCCATAATGTAATCTCCTATTAATTTAAATTGAGTGATGTCTGGCTGTTCAAGCCAACGATGGTGAGTAATTCTGTAAATGTAGCATCATACCAACGTATCTGTGTCTGCTGCTGAAACTTAGGGTCTTGCTGGTTCTGACCGTACTTGTCAAAGGCTGGAGTGATAACATACCAACTGTGTACCTTTCCTCGCTTTCCTGGGCGAGTAGCGTGCTTTACTACACCTTTGAGTTCAAGCATACGATTGAAAGCTTGTGCCGAGATACCAACGTTGTGTGACTTCAATAAGTCTGTGGCAGCGTGAGTAATCGGTTTATCTGTTCCTGCGTTTATAGACTGAGGAAGTGCATCATCCAAGCCTACCAACTTTCCAATCTTCTGCGCTATGCCCAATTTGCTTGCGTCATTCAGGTTGAGGAACTTTGCGCTCCAATCGGCAAAGGCTAACTTAGCTTGAATCTGTTCCTGCAAAGATGGCTGCTGCTGAAATTGAGCAACTGCGTGATGGAACACTCTACGATAAACCTCGAACACTGGGCGAACCTTGCGAGCAACAAAATACTCCAAACAAGCGGAAGTAAGGTAGTAGTCTATTTTGTTGCTACCACCTTGTTTATTTTGCTTGCCATTTTGGGCAAGCGGAATAAAGTCCACATTTTCAATGAAGTTTGCCTTCAATGCTCTAACAGCTTTGCTTCTTTCGGAGTAAACCAACTGCCAAACATCATCAAGGTTTACGGAAAACACCTTGTCTTGTTGGTCTAATGCCAACACACCACGGAAGTAGCGTTCAATATCCGATGGAACACTATCCTTCGTTAAAATTAAATTTTCGTTCATTTCGATATATTTTTGAACGTTAAACAAATGTTGGGTTGATACACGAAAAGGGTGTACCGCTACCCTTTGTTCAATGCCTATATCGGAAAGCACGCACACACCATTACGATATATGCAAGGGGCGATACACCTATATCTTTGATATGGATATATCAGTCTCGTAAGATTAAGAGCATAAAAAATGCTCCACCGAATTGACGGAAGAGCTTCCTATTTCTCTCCCGATATATTTATTGAACGCTGCAAAGATACGAAAAATATTCCAATCTTGCGTGTGCTAAGTAAACCTTTAACCAAACTTTAACATTTGGCAGTTATTAATTCTTCGATTAATTTGTTTTTAGGATATAATAAATCCCCACCTACAAATAAGCAAGTGGGGAAATTGTCATCTTATAGTATCAGCAACTTGAATATTACCCATATTCAATATATTGCCAGATTTAATACCATCTGTTCCAAAATTATAATCGGTACAAGCATCCACGTAGGCATTTGCAAATATTACACCAGCTTTGCTCTTATCTTTAATGAGCCTCAGAAGAGTTTTATCTTTTTGGCTAATCATAAAGTCGAATTTAAATCCATCCTTAACGCAATCTAGTACACCATTTTGGTATCTATCATTGTCACACCATTCATACAGGATGCCATCAACCTTTATATTGAAGTATTGAAACTCGTTTCTTACATGACCGCCAAATCCGTTTTCTCCGATAGCACGGAAATTAATGACGCAAAGACTATCCGTTTTCCAAACGACTTGATAATTGCTTACCTTGAAGTCTTCTGGATTAATAGCATTATTGTCTATCCATTTTTTAAGGTTTTCTTTAGTCTGTGCAACAAAAGGAATATCTTTTGGCTTTGGTTTCTCTTTTGGTTTACTGCTGCAACTAGCAGCAAACACCACGGCAATCATAATTGCCATAAACATTAAAATCTTTTTCATAATCATATTAGTTAATCACAATAAAACTTCGCTGTCTCGTAAACTGGGTCTTTGAAATCAACAACATCACCATCCTTATCTAGGATTTCCTTAACTCCATCATAGACTTCATAGTGGAAGTCGTTGCTACGACCCTCCCAGCAATTGTCTTCGGCGAAAACAGGGTCATATCCCTTTGTGTTCTCGTTGCAATACACCATCGCCTGTTCAAGTGTATCAAACTCTGCAACATTGTTTATTTCAACGGTGTTGTTGTAATAAATCTGATATTTCTTCATGTTGATTGACTTAACCGTGATGTCGAGGGCTGAAGACTATTTATATTATTTTCAAAAGATAACGCAATATGCGTCATTATATTGTGTGTAGGGCAGAAATTTTAACCTTTATTTCTGCCCATGGCGCAATCGAACAATGTGCCGATTAGCCAAATTGCTATTAAAAATGCCATAACTTAAACCTCCTCTGTATTATTATTGTTATTATTCAGTTCCTTGTAATACTGCTGAATCTCCTCATCAGTCATACCCTTTTCTCGCATTACGCGATAGTTTGCGGAACCACGTCTGAAATTTATCTGAGTACCATATACTGAGCGTAGATTGTAATACGCACTTCTTACTAGTTCTTTGGTTAATACCTTGCCAGTGGACGAATAAACGCCCATCTGCTGCAACATCATAGCTGCATCGGCAAAGTTAGGTGTAGTCAATTCCGTGAAGTCATTGGTACACTTCTTAACCACATTCCATATAGCTTTGTTGCAAGGTTTCTCAGCAGCCTCTTTCTTTCGCTTTTCCGATGCTGCCTTCTGTGCATTTGATAAGTCACATTTTCTAGGTCTGCCCAACTTCTTAACGACCTTACCAGACTTTGAGATAAATTCTCCGTCTTGTGCCAACTTCTGCTTGCGTACTTCCAATGCGCTCTGTGTTCGCTCCTGTATAAGTTCACGCTCCATCTGTGCCGAGAATGAAAAAGCGAACAACAACATTTCGTCAATCGCTTTCAGATGGCTGCAATCAAGGTCAATGCCCATCTGAACGATAACCAATCGCACACCACGTGGTTTCAACTCGTCATTCACAAACTTGTTGATGTCGCTCATGGAACGACCGATACGGCTGACTTCAGACACGATAAGTATATCACCCTTATCAAGCATCGGCAATACTACCTTACCAAGGTTTCTATCCTTATAAGATACCTTACCCGATACTCCTTCCTCCTTCACTTCGTGAGTAGCTTTGAGATTGTGACAATTCAACCATTCGTTGATTGTTCTTTCTTGCTGCTCCAATGTCTGCTTTTCAGTAGAGACACGACTGTATATTATTACTTTCTGCTTTGGCTCATCATCATCGGTCATGTTTGCCTTTGCGTTGCAGCTTTTGTCTGAACGGCAAAGGTAGTGACCTTCTGCCATCATGCAGTAAGGGCAATCCTTACAGCCGATGTTTACGATGTCGTATTTTACGGATGCGCCACCTGCATTCTTGATTTCTATTGTCTTCATTTCTCCTATCTCCTATCCTATCACTTATTACTTTAAACGTTACTTTCTATTATTTATTATCCACGATAATAGAATGACACAAGAAAATCGCTACTTTTGCGCTCTTTGTCATTCTCATAATTTGTTTGTACGTTCAATGGTTTCAATGTACTGGATAGCACTGCAATCAATATATTTGTGTGTAAGTACAACTGTACTTCTGCATCCAATTGTAAGTGTTCTATCCTTTGCGTTGTAATGGTAAAAGGTATCATCATTACTGAAATCGAAACATATCTTTGTACCACCAACCAAATTGATAGTTCCTCTGAAACCATGGTCTTTGGCATCACCCAATACCGCTTTTACATAACCTGTATTCATATTCTTATCTCCTATAATTTAAATTTGTCACTCTGATGTTTATTTTATTCGCCATCCTTATCTTCCACATCAAATATAACACTATCCAGCTCGCCATCGCCTTCCAATACTCCACTATCATACATCGTTCTTGCAGCATTCTCAGCATCTTCGGATGATGATGCGTCTATCGGAATTGTGTAGGTGATTTTCTCAACGATTTCTACTATATACTTCTTCATATCTAAAACATTTTATAAACCTTCTTTAATGAATACACGAATAACGGAATCACTATCAATGTAATCTCTGTTTCCTTTCTCGGCAAGTATTGTTATCATATGTTCTTTTCCGTTATAGAGAACATCGGCAGTAAAATCAAATAGCTTTGATTTACTGAAGTTCACATGAGCAGACTGCCCATTAGAAAGATAAATACTTGCAACGCAACCGCATTCCTTTGCATCATCCAAGATGTCTTTGATAATATTAATCTTCATAGTCTTACTTCAATTCTTGTTCTACAATATCGAAATTATCCCACGTCTCACCTTCGTTATCCGAGATATGATAGAATGAGCCTGATACGCTGATTTGGAAATCGTCACAATCCAATGAATGCTTATAGCTTTCCAATGTGTTCAGACCTTTACCTTCCATCGCTTTTCTAGCCTTATCTCTAGTATCGAAGACTTCTGCATCAACCTCAACCGCCTCACCCAGTCCATGCTGGTATGAATTGATAACTACATATACTTTCATAACTTAACCATTTACCTTAATAATTCCACGTCTTACCAATTCCTTCACGAAGTCTTCTAGACTTAACTCAGATTTATCACCACCGCACATAGAATAGTTCCAATTGATTTTTAGCGGCATATCTGTATGGTATCTAGTAATGCTTTTGCGCTTATTGATACTTCTATCATACTCCCAATTCAATGCAACCTCAATTGTTCCGTTACCATTTGTATAGATGAAAAATGCGCCACGTGAACGTTTTTCTTCAAGTCGGCATTTATAGTTTTCCAAGAAACGTAATTTATCCATCGTTTCCTGTTGCCAATTGTCGGCTTTATCATTTTCGCATTGCTGCTCATCTTTAATCAACTCATCATCAATAGCATTCTTCTTTGATTCTGCTATCATTAACATTTCCAATTCGTTCATAACTTAACCCTTTCTATTATTAAATTACACCGATAATATTAATCGGTTCTTCAATACTCGCTACCAATGCAGCATTATTATTCTCTGTAATAAGGCTATCAACATCTAAGTAAATAACCTCTGGTAATGAAGTCTGTTTCATATTGTCTTATAACATTTGGTCAATTTATCAAACTCTTCTTGTTCTTTCTTATTATGGCACATAGACGCAAAACTAGTATTGCCTGTATGCGTTCTAAAGTCCATAAGATAATCACTCCAACTATCCAATCGGCAAACTTTAGAAGGAAAAACCCCATGCCAATCAGGTATCAAGATAAAATGTTCGCTGTGCTGATATTTATCTTTCAGTTTATGTAAGAATAATGATGTCTCCATATTATGAATTATAAAAATTAATAGGCTTATAATCTCTATCTCTGCAATCGTTTCCTTCCTCATGATAAGGGCATTTATTATCTTTCTTATAGTAACTGCCAAGGCGGTCATTCATACCAATACTAGATACTACAAGTCGATTGCATTTGCCATTTCTGAATGCAAATCTGCAAGATAAACAAATATTCTTTTCCATTTCTGTTTCTTTATTAATTGATTTACTTTTGTTATTTTACTCATTCCTTTACTCCGTGGAGGCGGCAAAGGTAGTGTATGTACTACTTTGCCAACACCACATAAGCAATCGCCTACAGCCGCATTTAACGGCTTATTTGCTGCAATATCCAACCGCATATTGTTTGGTGGAATATCCAAGCATGAAGGAACACCGACAGAGATAGCCACAACCTTTGCGGTTGATGCGGTTTCCTTGCGTTCTGAGACGTTTTCATTTGCATGTGGTGTAATTGTCCGCTCGGTGCATTTCTCGCTTGTTTGATGCTCATTTGGTACGCTATTCAAATATGTATGAATCATATCCATTATGGTATTCTCATCTGTATATTCAACAACCATACAATGAGAAATCATTTCCTCAAACTCGCTTTTCTCTGCTCCACCGTGCCAAAGAAAACTCCCATCGGCTCTAATCTCTGTATATAAGTAATGAGGGTATTTTATTGTATTGTACCCAGAAACTTTATATGCCAACTTATTTTTGAAGTCGATAAATACCTTTCCTTTCCAATCAATCGGCTCGCTCGGTGTATCATCAGGTACGGCTGCAATCTCTTCTTTTGATGCCAATGATTTCTTCTGCTGCTCCTTAAATAGCTTTTCCAATTTTACACCATCCTTAAAGAAGAAAGCGCATCCACGATAGGAATTACTCTTTGTTCGCTTTTCATCTGGCATAAACTCTTTGCAGAATCCCGACAATGTAAACAGTTCACCACAAAATGATACCTTATTGTCTTCTGCTGCAATAACCTCTGTACCATCAACGAATGTAAGTGCATCGCCTACATTTACACCGATAGCATCAAAGCTAAACTTATTGCTAGGCTTATCCAATGATACTACCTTTGCAGATTTATTCGTTTGCTCAGTTTTCTTCTCTGTAGCGCACTCTTTTTCCTCAGTTGTAACATTATCCACTTTTGCAGGAATAACGTCTTCTGTAGGCTCATTTGTAGGCATATCAAAAGACTCAGCAAAGCCACAATAATCGTATGCACCAATGTAGCCATCAGATAGTTTGAATCCGTCATACTCATCATCAATATACATCGGCATCATCATACCAACTTCCAAACTACCTACATACACCAAAGCTTCATTAGCATATCTTCCAAGTGCAAAATTGAAGTTTTCAAATCTCAGCAGACTATCAATCTTTAATCCAATCGCAAAATTCTTGTTTGGTATATTTCCGCACTCGCAAGAAATCTCAATACCATCATGATTATCATACATTCCGTTAATTGTGAATGTAATACGATTATCATTTTCTTTATGCTTGATTATTACGATACCGATAGAGTTAAAACCTTTGTTTTTCTTCAACCATTTAGAAATGCCCTTCCAAGTCTTTTCATTGATGGTGCAAAGATTATCAGGACTAATCTTAGGTAATACAGAAGAGTAATTTACGTATCTGTTTGCCTCAGTCTTAGAGTAATATCCACAGCATTCAGATACCCAATATGTATTGCCGTTTGGTTCACGTACCAACTTGCAAGTAAGTGTACTACCAGACTTTGCCAATGAGCACATCTTTTTGAAGTCTTTTCCATTTACCAAAGGCAAATTATAATCGTATGAAAAATGCTCCGTGCTTACCACATCCAATCCCTTAATTAGCATCGTGTGCCCATCACTAGCGGCTGCTCTTCCGTTTCTTATATCCAAGCATACATTTTTCATAGCAGGGCGCAAATCATCATTCGCACAATGCAAAGATAACTTAGAGTAGTATTTGTTGATAAGTACTTTCACGGTGCAATGTACTTCATTATTATCTTTCTGCTTGATAAACATTCTTTTCTTACTACCAATGCTAGCTAACTTTTCAAACTTAGCTACCAATGCAAAGATTTGAACTACACAGAAGGAACACACAAAAGATAGCACATTCACGCTCGCCATCGGTGCAATAAAACAATCTTTCTCTACTTGCTTATTACACTCATTCTTATATGATTTCTTTTCAGTCTTCAAATAGCCATCTTTAAATGCGCTATCCTTCATCTTTGCCAAATCGGATGCGGTGTAATTGCCTTCTTTCACGTTTACACCCTCATTAAAAACCTTATCTGCTATCTCATACAACTTGTTTAAGATAGCCAAATTCATTTCTTTGTCACTCATATCTTTACAGATTTAATTCATTTCTAAACTCGATGGCACTTAAAAAACCATCCATCCAAGTTACAATTTGTGCTCGTTCAATTTCGGCAACATATACGCCCTGTATTATTCCATATCTATCTTTATGTTGTATATCTATAGAATAATTATAGGTATTTCGTTTGCCCTCACCAATATGGATGTAATACCCAAGTTTCTGTAACTTATTACGGAACACATCCAATAACTCTTTATCTAATTTTTCTTTGTCGCTCATTTGAATTGACGTATCTAAATTCATTTTTGCCCAAACAAAACAAAGTATATCCACCTTTGTAAAACTGAATTAATTCGCCCTGCTGCGAGGTGTAGTCATCCACCCAATACGTATCACCCCATCTTTCAATACTTTTGTATTGACCGATAGGGATACTTATTTTTCTCTGAATCTTTCTCATACTGTATTATTTAAATATATCCATCAAATTCCTTTTCTAATTCTTCTTTGTTGCATTCAGGGAACCAACTGCAAATGGTATCAATTGCCCACATATAGGAATTTGCTCCATCATCAAACAATATCCAAAACATTTCAGCGTATTTGCTAAAATTACGATTCCAATTGTGCTCTTTGTACCATTTAATGGTACGTTCATATTCGGCTACCAATTCATCTTTGGTAAGCATTCTAATTTGTTCTGTAGTCATATATCCAATTGTTTAAAAGTTACACTTCATAAAATTGCCCATAGCATTTCCCCCAAGCTACCAAAGACAAGCGCACACTGCCATTTTTAATCGGTGATACGCTTATCTTTTCACGCTTGATACGTATCAGACGTTTATCAAACTTGCAATAAAAGCGAATGAATCTATCTTTTAACTCGCTTTCTTTTTGCTCGCTTATATGTTCCAAGTGAAGGCTATTATATTCAGTCTCCAACCAATTCTTTATTTTTTCCTTTGTTCCCATATCCAAGTTGTCTTTTTAAATTTGTGCCGTGCCAAATCTCGCTTTTGGAGGTAGTCTTTAACTACTCACGGCTATAGTAACTTTTAAGCAATATATTCAATTAATTTGTTTTTGTAATATGATGTAAAAGCACCATCCAAACACTTTTTGTCTTTTGTGTCTATATACTTTAATATCCGTTTTGCATCATCCCTATAAATATTATCTTTGTGCGGATGGTGATAGTCAAGAATATCACATATTAAAGATGTTAAGCGGAAATCTCCAACACTCTCTGTATATTTCCCATATCCATAAGGGTATTTGTTACAACAAGACAAATATCTTATAATAACGAATTTCTTCAAAGCTATCTTATTCATAATCTTTCTATCTTTTAATGTTACTTATTTTGTGGTGCAAACTGAATCGAACAGTCTAGAGATACCGGCTATCTTTGCACCTATCCAATATGTTTTATGATATTGTCTTTTTGCCGTAATAACGCAAATTAAGCATTTCCTTTTGGCTAGTAAGTTTGCAGCCACACAATTTATTATTTGTGATGTAGTCTGCACCAAGCGCACGCAAACGGCTGCTAGTTGTAGCCGTATTAAAACCACCATCGGAAAAATACACCTTGCCATGTACTTTTGCATATATATATGTATCATACAAGCGTACAAATACATTTGCACCCTTAACAATTACCTCTGTATTACTTTCTCTGTAGTTAACCTTATTATTTATTGCGTTAACCATTCTTTGCTCTATCTTTCTCATTTTATTTGCGTTTTAAAAGGTTATTTACTCTTTTACGTACTTATTCCAATTGCGCCCTACAATAATGCCTAATACGTAAGATATAAGGGCGAAAACGAAAGGTATTGTTATATCCATAACAATTAGTTTAAATTACTTCTTTTCTCCTAATTCTCTTTTTGCCAATTCGTTTGTAGTTGTCCATTCAACGTAATCCCAACTTGTGCCGAAATGGTCAACGCAAAGGATATACTTATCCAAAAGGTCTGAATAAGTGAAAAGCAATCCAAATGTTTGCTCTAGGTACTCTACATCGTCATCGGTGCAATCTGTAATAAACCACTGATAAATATCTCTTTGTGTGCCGTCTTCTTCATCGAACAGTTCAAAGCGCATATTATCATAAACAGAAGGGTCTATCTCTGTAATATTATTGCAGAGGATAAGCGCATTATTACACCAATTTACAGCTACTGAATAATTTGTTTTATAAGTCTTCATACCTAAAATATTTAAAAGTTACTAATTAATTTTGCTAATTCGGAAAAAACTAATAACTTTGCAACCGCTTATGTAACCGAGTTATTAGTTTTTCTTTTAACTTGATTCGCCCACTACTTTTTTAAGGTAGTGGGTTTTTTGTTTAAATATGCTTTTCGGCTACCTTATCCCAATACTCATTTATAGAGTTGTCCAGAGTTGATACGTAATGACCAAGTGGACAATACTCATCAATCTCAATAATGCCGCATACGTGCATAGCATCTACTAATTTCTTATAAGATGCAGAGCCGATAACGTGGATAGCTAACATATTAAAGTTAACCATAAAATCTTTGTTTAACTTTGTTGATAGCTTATTATATACCTTTGTGATATATTCGATAGCCTTTGCCTCCTTTTCCTCCTTTGCTTTTTGTTCCTTTGCATTCTTGATTCTCGCAAAGTTCATTTTTGCCCACAACTTGCAAAATGTATCTTTATCAACATCTGCAAGCATATACATATTATTGATAATCTCAAACTCAGAAGATGATACTTCCATTCCTACACGCTCAATAAATTCATTGTACATCATATTGCTTTATTTTTTAGTTACTAATTTGTGGCTATCAATTAAACCGCCTAATTGCCAACGGCTGAGGTTTTCGCCTACAATAACCGTACTATTTATGTATTATTGACTTTCATTTATCATTCAGTTCATTTCGTTACTCTAACTTTTCACTACTCACCTTAGAATGTTTCAGTGCTTTATAAATAAGTACGAATGTAGCTACCTTCCGTATAATAGCCTATCCGTTTTCCTTCTTTCATTTATAATTGTTGCTACTAGTTTCTTTATTGATGGCAAACTAGCAAACCGCTTAATACTACTATATTGTATCATTACACTAACATTTGTTAGATTTATGATAACGATATTAAGATAATGCCTATCTTACGTTTGCGCTATCTGTAAACAGAATCACGGCTGCAAATAGTAAGCGTTTCATTATCACGCTAACATGTAAGTAAATCAAAGAACGAAATGCAATAATATAACTTTGGATTGTCTTGCTTATGTAACCCTTTGTTTCTTGATTGCGATGCAAAGGTACGACAAATTTCTGTATCTGCAAAATATTTCGGCAAAAAATTACGCTTTTTCTCGCTTTTTTCTTGAAAATAACTGCATTTTCTTAAATCTTTACACAAATTGTAATCTCCACTTTGCAAAATGATAGGTTAAATAGGGGTTATTGTGTGATTATATAGGTTTTCACGATCTTTGCACGTTTGCAGCCCGAAAAAATCACTTTGCAGCCGTTTTCTTTATTATGTACGTGTGCGAGTACCTTATATATAGGAAAACGCCTAAAAGCGTATTATTTGCCGTTTGCAGCCGTTTTCCTGTATGATAGATAAAAGTACTTACTTTGTCGTTTGCGTATCTTTGTAGCCGCTTTCTAGCTTGATGATATGTTATAGCACGATTTGTTGTTTTTGGTATGTTTAATCCTTGGTTTTATATGCAAGTTTTTGTATATTTATGCAGTATTGAAATGTATATTTATGCAATATATTATGGTAAATAGAAAACTTTTTGGGAATTTCGGGTTTTCTTGCATGTTTGCAAAAACGTCCTATCTTATTACTTTTCGCTTTTTCGTTCGCTTCATGTTTGGAGAAAACAGCAGAAAACGAAAACAGAAACGGAAAAAGCCGCATTTTTGCCGTTTTTGCCCGAAAACGTCCCTTTTTGTCGCAAATAAAACGCTGATTTTCAGTGATTTATAGGTATATAGGGCAAATTACACCCCACCCCCCCCGTTTTTGGCACTCGCAGGGTGGGTCAGCTCTCGTCCGAAAATTTTTTATTTTTTATTTTTTATTTTTTGTAAAATACTCCGATTTTTCAAATTCCGCTTTTCTACCGAATTTTGAGCATTTTCTAGAACATCATATCTACTTTTGATTTTACATAAGTTTTCGAGATATTCATTTTCGCTTATTTTCGTGCGTTATGGAGCGTTTTATGTAGCTTTGCGGTATAGTTTATCGCCATCGTATTTTGAACGTCTTAGAATACAATTTTCGAGTTATTTGCGTCTATTTTCGTTTTTGCGGAAAAGTAAGGTTATTCTCTGATTTAAGGTTCTTTTTTGCTATATACGGATTGCAGTTTTGTGTGATATTGATATGTGGTTGATGCGAAGCCTTCTTCTTGGGGGATGAGTATATAGTTTACTATATACAGGGGGTTGACATCCCCCATTACGGCTGCGCGCGAGGGTACAATTACTTATTTACGTGTTATTATTATATGGGAAAGAGTTCAAATGTTAAATTTTCAATATGAAAAATCTGATTTATGCGGATAACATATATTTAATTGGGGATATGGGGAAAATGGTACAAATTTGCAATTTGTTAAACTATGTAAAGTTCATTTTTGGCTTGATTTTTTGGCGTATATTTGCAGCATAAATGTTTGATTTACGAATTACCGACTTTGGAATATGGCAGAAAAGAAATTCTACATACAGCGTTACTTGAAGTCCGAGCAGGGAGCTTGGAAGGCAGACGGATTGCGTAAGAGTCTGGAGGATGATTTCGGCGGCGGCTCTGTCCGCTACAAGTCATTGGACGGATTGAACTCCAAGGGCAAGCAGAAGGGTGTATATACCGAGAGCTATCCTGAGAGTGATGCGTTAAGAGTGTTCGTTGACCCGAATGCTAGGCATGAGAGCACCAACGCTACGTTGTCAGTCTGCGTGTTCGGGTATGATGTTGACGGAACTACTGAGCTTTCCGTTACTGAGCAGATAAAAGCTGCCGAGAAAGCATGGGATAGTCTGTATGTTTACTTGGAGGGTTCGCTTATCCTGTGGTATGACGATTACAGACAGAAGAAAGCGTTGTTTTTGGTACAGGATGCTACAGAGCCATCAACGGATAACATCAAGAACATTCCGTATCTGCTTTGTTCGGTTAAGTTGGTAAACGTCTTCGGTCAGTCATTTGATGGTGACAGTACCACGATTGAAGATTGGTTGAAGAATGGCGGAAAATAGAAACGACAGCATCCGCAAGGCGGTAGGACGTATCTCTTAGATACAAGTCTAGGCAAACAGAAGGTTCGAGTTCCTTCTACGGTCGGTGGATGCTTTAAAATATATGCGAATTATGAACAAATACAAGACATCAATTGAGGTCAAGGGCGAAAACATCAAGGCATTGTTCGACTGCCCTATCGTTACAGACATCAAGAAAGCAACAGATGCGGTCGATGATGGTTTGGACGTTACCGATATGCTTTATAGCGTTACTGCCGTCAATATGGCAGGTGCTCACAAGCAGGTGAAGCGCGGGTCTGTATTGGCGCAAGACGTTTGCGGTCATTGGGAGATTATGAAAGCCGATGAATGGGAGTTGAGGAAAGACGATACCATTAGCGATGGTTCTTCCGAGGAGTTGTAATCATTTAAAAGTTGAGAATATATGCGAATAAAGGAAGAATCACTTGACAGGGCGTTGGAAGCGGCATCGTTGCAGACGAAGGGATTGCCGAAACGCTACACGGATGGTAAAGACCCATTCTGGATAATGGCTGTTGTGCTTGTTCAGAAGCGCAATTTGGAGGAATGCTACTGCATTTATCAGCAGAATGCGGACAAATACATGAAGCTTTTGCAAGACTTCGGTACACCGAGTCCTATCATGTCTATCAAGAGCATTCATCCTTATATGTATCTTGATGAGGCTCAGTTTTTGCCAAGCGGATGCATCGAAGCAAAGAAGAACTTTCTGAAAAACGAGCTTGGCGAAGACCCTATGGCTTATGAGGTCGATGAAATGACGGAATCTGACGTTAATCACGCATTATTGGAGATTGCCATTGACAAACAGATGAAAGCTGATGAGGAAAACAAGAAAATCAACGTACTCAATGAAGGAAGCGATTTGGACGGAACGAGATTTGAGGACATTGAACGTCAGAAGTTCGAGTTTGAGTTGGCAGAAATGAAGAAAGATGGATGCTCCAAGAAAGAAATTAAAGAGTTCATTGACGAGTATAATGCCAGTCATAAGCAGAAAGTTGACGATAAGCCATACATTTCAGAGGAAGACCGCATTCATCAGGAAATGGAATCAAAGGACGTTGAGAGAATTCCCGAATGCAGTATTGAAGGTGAGTTTGATGCACCTGAGATAGACTACGATAAGCTTCATGAGGAATCAGAGGCATTCAAGAAAGATCAGTTGAAGGTTGCCAAGCGCAAGTGGAAGCGCGCCTATGATGCCGATTCAGAGAAGCGTGAAGGAAGAGAGTTTGAGAACGAATTTGGCGAAGATGAGGAATGTGAGACGTTGCAGTTGCCGAATAAAGAAGCCGTTCCTGTAAAGCGAAAACCAGGAAGACCAAAGAAATCGGAATTGGATTACACTGCTAGCAAGCGCGACACGACAAAGAAACGTGGTCGCAAAAAATCATCAACTAAAAAGTAACTAATTATGAACAAAGCAGAGCTTTTAAATAACGTGTTCTTTGAGAATGCAAAAGGCGATTTGCCTATCATATATATAACATCAGATGATGATGTTGTTAAAGTCGGCGGCATTATCAATGCACCTATGGTTGGAAGAATTTATTTTAGTGAGGTTAAGAAAACCATTACTAAGGATGAATTACTTGCCAACAAAGAGTTCATTTGCGCAAGTGATGATTCTGAAATTCTTATTGATTTCGGTGGCTACAGACGCGAGACGCTTGATTGCTATGTCACAGTTGATGATAGTTGCATTAATATCATTGAGCTATGAGGAATAGCCATCACAATCCTAATAAAGTACCGCCGTTCAAACCAGACCCCGAACATTGGACTAAAAAAGTTCATTCTTGGAAGGCGAAGGTCGCATACGAGACAGAGGATGATGCTTGGGAGTTTCTGAATCAGAATCCGAAGTTAAAGTCTCTTGGTTATACTTGCTACCTGTGCAAGGTTTGCTCAAAGTGGCATATTGGAAGGTTACACAATAAATAGTTGAGATATGGATTATTGGAGTACAAATTTCTATAAAGCAAATAATGAAAGAGCGGCTGCTATTCTTGATAAAGTGAAAAAGGGTATATGGCTGTTTTTGGAAGGTGAAGAAATTGCAAGGAAACGCCGCGACTTCTTTCTACACAAATATGGTGTTCTGTCTTGGGAAAGTAAATACGGAAATCCCACACCATTTATTGCCGAAGTTGAAGAAGAGGAAACCACTTTAAAGCCAGCTTATGATTATCGAGGAATGTATGATATATGTAATGTTGATGTTGGTGGAAAATGTGGCTTATTTAAAACAAACAAAGACCATGACTGTATAATCGTAAACACGCGATTTTTTCTGTTAGGTCTTGAATTAAAAGATGTTTAACATAAATAGTTGAGGATATGAAGAAGTTTTTATTAGTTGCATTAATTGCAGTGGTGTCGCTATTGGCATCATGTAGCAGAAATCAGAGATTTCAAGAAGGCAATCGTGAGTTGTATGACACTATTACGGTGTACTCTGTTGACAAAATCGTAGAAACGTCTGGCAGTAAAGACAGAATCAGAACAGAGACTTATTATCTTGTTGCTACAGACAAGGGAGCGTATCGTATAGATTTGTACGGAATATGGGGTAATCCTCAACTTGTTGGAGTTATAAAACAAGACAGAACATATATTGTTGAAACGAAATGGTTCGATGCCCCAATTCTTAAAGAATACAAACGTATAACTAAGCTAATTCGTGAATTATGAAGAAGAAAGGATATTACGAATACGAAAACGGAATTCACCATTTGAAACTTTGGGTACACATCGGAAAAGACTTGAAAGAGCTGATAGATTCCTGTTTTGACAAATGCAAGGCTCCCGATATTGATTACGGCGGCGTTACGTATTACGGCGGCGTTACGTATTCCGATGCTGTCAGAAAGAGCGACAGAAGGCGCGGCGTTCTTGTATCGTTTCCGTGCCAGGTTATGTCGATGAACTATTGCTGCCATGCCATCGAGGAATATACTGACTTGGAACACGGCGGCGAGCCTTCTGCCTACTTGATGGGTTGGATTGCGTCTTGCATCAACAAGGCTCGTTTGGGCATTGGAAATTTCGTTGAACTAAAAGATAAGGAGGAATAGATTATGGATGAAAATGAGAAATTGAAACTTGGGGACATCTTTCTCGCGCCAAAAGAGTTTTTCCTAAATAATTCCGTCGGAAATGTAAAACAGGAAATAGAGATTTATGCGGAAGTTAGAAAAGATGGCAGGGTTATGTGCGCGGTTGTTGAGAATATAGATTCTGTTTTTCCCCATGAATCAGAATATACAATCGCTATAAAACAAAAACACTTTGCACATCCTATTAGGGTTGGTGTCAGCAAGGACTATAACTTTGATTGTATTGAATTGCTTTCTAAAGAAGAGATGAAACTTGTTGGTGTGCTTTGGTTTTATTTTGGGGCTTAATATAGAAGGAATAGCTTATGAATTATGATGATACTTACATAGGAACTGTGTTTCTTGCACCTGCGTCATATCTTATCGAAGAACTCCAAGAACAAGAAAAGGAAGTTTTCAAAAACAGAGTCTTTCAATATGACAATCTGGTTTGCGGAATTGTCGATAAGATAGACTCTAAACGCGGTTATGTTTGGGTAACGTTCAAAGTTCCAGACAACAACTACGCCGATTCGGGAATAACTCTAGCAATAGACTTTAAAGCTAATTGGTGCAGGTTTTGTGTCGTTAAAGGTGGAAAGAGGTTCAGTTCCTATCAGTTTCTCTGTCTCAAAGAGCGTGATATTATAGACATAATTAAAAATAAAGATTATGATTAAGAAAGAAGATATTAAGGTTGGGTTGCGATTTTATATCACAAAAAATGATTGCTTAAAATGCAATTTTGACCCGATAGGTATTCAGAGTGGCAGAACCCCTATTCTGTTCAATGTCGAGAGAAAGGATGCTGATGTTTATATATGTACATCTGTTAGCACAGATTACAAATATGTCGATCGTTTTCGCGAGGAGGATATTATGATGTTTGGTACAAAGTTCGATATAGTAACGAAAGGTGAAAGAGAAGCCGCAAACAAAAAGACGGAGCAAGTATCTCACCCATCCCATTACGCTTGGTTGAAGGATTTGTGCGGTGTTGAGCCTTTGGATATTTGCAGACATCTTGACTTCAATACAGGGAACGCTATCAAGTATCTCTTGCGCAAGGATAAGGTGGATGGCAACAAAACAAAGACCGAGAAGCGCATTGAGGACTTGCGTAAGGCGGTGTTTTATATCCAAGACGAAATAAAATTATTGGAGCATGGCACAGACTAAATACACTTGTAAGGATTGCGTATTGTTGAACGATGAAGATTCAGAGTTCCCATATTGTATTGGCAAAGACTTATATACATACACAAATCCTGACGATGATGCTTGCGGAGACATTATTCTGCTGGTATATACTTGCAAGGATTGTTTCTTCTTCAAGGATGGGGTTTGCCATAATACCACGGAGAAGAGATACACATCGAAAGAAAATCCTTCATGTAGAAATTTCGAGTACAAAACGATTGTAGAACAAAAAATAAATATATAGTTATGGCTAGAATTGCAAAAAAGAAGACTGTTGACAACAATGCAGGTTTGCTTAAAGTTGTTGTCGGAATCAACAAAAAAGATGTTGAAAGCGTTACCGACTTCGGTCATTTCTTCATCGTAATTTTGAAGGATTGTGCTATTTTCCACACACACATTGGATTTGAGGCACGTTTTAAGCGTTGGGGCGGTGTTGATATGGAAGGACACGCGCTTACCACTACAACATTTGCGTGGCTTGAAAATCTTGTCGCGATGAAGAACGAGGTAAAGGGGAAAGGAAATGATATTTTCCCTGAGACTGATGTTACTTATCAAGATATGCTTGATAGTATGGTTATCATCACAGAAGCCAACATTACTCATCCGATTACAGCGTTCACTGATGCAGATGATGCAGCAAAATTTGCAAAAGAAAAACTTGATTACATCGGTCGTATGCAGAAAGAGTTGGAAACTGTAATGAACACTCCAGTTTCCGAAGAGACAGAGGAAGACTTGAAGAAGAACTTTGAGCACGGTCAGCAGGCAATATTGGCAGAGCAAGCAGCCGAGGCTCTTAATCAAGGAAAGGAATAGCTTATGTATAATGAATGGTATATAGAACTAAAATACGGACTATTCCGAGATTACAGGATTGTAAGGATGTGTGATGCTAACGGAGTGAAACGAGACGGTATCTTTATACCATTCATTCAGAACGGAATCAAATGGGATGGTGTAAAGGTTAAGAATCCTGTTCAGTATCTAAAGCCGATTTGGGCTGCCGCCGATGGTTCTAGATTACACAAGTTAGTTCCTATGGTTTCTGTGGATTTCAGACAAAAAATGGAAGATGCAGGTGTATTGTCACCAGATGATAAATACCCTTGTGACACGGTAGGTTACGTTTATAAAGATAAAAATAAGATATAACGGCTATGATATACTTAGGTAATGATACAATGGATAAGGTAGAGCGGATGGTTTGCGAACAAGTGAACACGGCTATGAGTACTGAGGAAAAGGAAGGAGTGAATGCAGATGATTTATATGTCGGCAATACTAACATTCCTTTTGCGAGAGCGGTAGCAAGAAACTTTGTTCTTGACGTTCTACACAATCGGTATGGTTTTTCCTATGCCGTTATCGCGCAGCGCGCGGACATTAACGAGAAATCTGCTATGCGGTGCGTCCGCAAGTGCCACGAACTTGTCGGGTACGACAAAACCTATGCGTATGTGAACACTTTAATTAACGATAGATTGAGAGAATGGTATGGGGAATAGCAATGAATTATTGACGTTGAAGCGCAATGCCCTAAGATTGGGATTGTGCGGAGAATATAAAGGGAAATGGGATTCTGCCGCGAGTAAGCGAGAATTGGTAAATATGGCTCTTGATTCAAACGGAATTGAGTTTATGGCTGATTCTATAGCTTTCGGATGGGGATTGTCAAAAGAGTACCTTTTGAAAGAGTTTGGTGAGTTTGCCAATGGATTCTATCAATGTAACGAGCACGGATATACTAGCGAAATGTATATAGGTGCTCATGGAGTTATCAAGGTGCGCTCTACGATTATTCTTGTCGCGTACTGCAAGGATTTGGAGATTGAAGTTCCAGAGAATATGGTTACTCGCATTTACGTGTGCGGAAAGAGTGAAGTTCGCATCGAATGCAAAGGAAAATGTGACCTCATAGAGTACGGAGAGGATAATGATGTTAAAATCATTAGCTACGATGACGCAAATATGACGACAGGAACGATTTATGTGTCAGAGTGGAATAGTTGTAAGGACGAACAAAAATAACGTCTTACAGCTCATTTAAACAGCAAAGTTGGAAAAAAGAATATTTATATTATTTTCTTATTTACAGAGTGTACGGCGGTACACAGACATAAAGTATAATTTTACTTTTTATATTAGTTAAGGTTTAGTTAGATTTATGTTGATTAAAAAGGGCAAGTTCAGTTGTGAAACCGAGCTTGCCCTAATTTTATATATAGAACACAGAAAACTAATTCATAAATACCTTGATACCATTTCTTCCTTGCTTGTGACCGCCCTTTACACAGCTAGCCAAGGTGTCGCGAATATCAGTAAGTATTGTTGTCTGCAATCTCAACTCAATGAGTACAGGACTGCTTGATGTATCTTGTGTTATCGCGCTGATACTATTGCCGAGCTTTTCTAACAGAGTGTCGCGGATGATACGGACATCTGCTTGCTGAGTGGCTACATAATATCGCAAGCTGTTGAGTATTGACTCCAACGCCTGTGCGGTTGATTCTGTAACAGACTGAATACCTTGCTGCAAAGCAGAGATATTTGAACTGCCAGCAGGTTTGACGTTGAGAACATCCATCAAGTTCTTTGCATACTCATTGAATAATGCAAGATTCTTGTCTTTCAGCTCCTTGATACCTTCAAGTTCTTTCTTGGTAACGTCAAGACCATTGTTTCCACCTTCGCTGCCCTCAGATACCGCTTTGTCGAATGCTTCAAGGATAGGCTGAATGTATTTTGAAGTAGCTCTATTCATTAACTGCTTGGTGAGCATTGTATTGAAATACTCGTCAAACTTATTGTTGAGTGCTTCGAGTGCATCACTACCTTCATTGAAAGCATCTACCCACGCTTCCGAGAAAGCTTCAGCAGCAGATTTGTAGTTAGACTGAGAACCGAAGCCGCCAAGTGCTTCTGTCATAGATTCACCTAATTCTTGGATTGTTGTGTTCAAATCATCAATCTGCTGTTCCCATTCTTGAATCTTACCTTCATCAGGTTTCTTGCGACCGCGCTCTGCGTTAATCATTGCTTGGTACGCCTTCTGCTGCTTTTTAAGGGCATCGACCGATTTTTGGTTGTATTCGTAGAGCTTTTGTGTGTCAAAGGCATCGTCCATACTCTTTTTAAGTTTTTCGTAAGCGTGTTGTAAGGAATTTACAGCGCGTTCTTGGCGTGCAATTTCCTTATCAATCTTTCCTTCGTTGCTAAAGAGTTTAGCTACGCCCGTAAGCGCGCCCATTGCGCCCGATACAACACCTGCATAGTTTCCGCTATAGTACGAACCGACCGCCTGACCGATGTTGCTGACAATATCCAGAGTGTTCTCTAAATTCGCGTCAGAACCGCTAAGTGCCTCAAACAGAGCATCAAACGAGTTAGCCATTGTGGAAACTACGTCTGTAATATCCGTCACGGATTTTGAGAACTTTGCTTTTGCCTGCTCTTCCTCAGTCATAATCGTTCCGAGCTTTGCAATCTGCTCATCGGTGAGGTTTAACTGAGATTTTAAAGAGTCACGAATGCTTTTGTTGGTTGCCAACTTCAACTTTAAGGCTGCAACAACGCTTTCGTCCGCGCCATTAATCTTTGTTAGCTCGTTATATTCCTGTTCCAAAGACTCAACATAAGCATTTTGGCTCTGTAATTTGCTTGTCAAATCTGCTCTAAGTCCGTTAAGCTCTACATACTTTTCTACGCCGCCCAACTTCTTTAAGTCTTTGCTAGCCTTAATCATTTCTTTAAGTCCGCTAGTGAAAGCCTTGAAAGGATTGCGTGAATTGCGAACTTCATTGACCTTATTAATCTGTTCTGCAATAGTCTTCAACTCTGTTGGGTCTAGGTCTCTAAGCTCTGTACGCAACTTCTGTAGTCTTTCTGCCATCGCATCAAGTGCCTTAGAAGAAACTTGGTCTAGATTATCAAACAGACGAACATACATGTCGCTATTTTTGAAATCTTTCCAAGTATTTTCGCCAGTCTTCTTTTTGTAGTCCAAGTCAATATTATCAAGTAATTTCTTCTGAGTTTCAGGGTCAGAGAAATTCTTCATTATTGCTATTCTATCCGCGATATATTTTCTATCAAACTGCAACTGGTCTGATAGGCGTTGCTTATACTCTTTGAAGAGTTTTTGGGCAGTATCTGTCGTGTCTTGCTTGATTTTCTGATTGAGCTTTTGTGTCTGATTGAGATATTCTTTTTCGACATCACTTCCAGAAAACTTTTTCCTTATGACTTCGGCGGTATTCTCCAAATCAGAGTTGTATTGCTGAATAACCTTATCGCCCCATTTAGTGAAATCCTTACCATAATGAGTTTCGTAGTCTTTGATGATATACTTATTAAACTCATTATTTATGTCTTCCTGTACTTCATCAAACGACTTCGTTAGGTCTCCAAACATAGACTTAATAAGTTCATCAGACATACCCTCATCTTTCAGTTTTTTGTACAAGTCCACTTGAGAGAATGCATCATTGACATTTCTAGATATATCATCCTTTAATTTGTTGTATTCCTTCTCAGAAACTTTCAAATCAATGTCTGCCGAAATTCGGAATGCGTTACCTCGCTTTGTCAATTCCTTGTACTGAGAACCAATCTCACGAATGCGTTTTGCCACAGATGCATCGTCTGGCAGTATATCGGAAGCCCTCCATCCAACATTTTGTGCAGCCTCTTTGAAATACTTACGAGTGGCAGATAATGCGGTCTCTTTTGATTCCGTCTTAATCAACTCGTTGTATTTAGAGTTCATATCCTTCAATAATGAAATTCTCTCTTGCAAGATGTCTCTTTGTGCCTTATCTTGCTTGATTCTATTTTTTTTAGCATCACTCTCAAAAGGGTTAACACCCAAAGCTAACGCTTGTTGTGTTGCGGCTTGCTTTAATTCCTTAACCTTGGCTTTCACCTTGGCAACAGAAATTACCATTTGATTTGCTCCAATTTCACCAGCCTTGAATATCTTTCGGATAGTATCATCAATTGTTATTGTAGGCGAGTTTTTGCCAACAGCAGCGAGTCTCTTTTCAACTTCTTTCCAAGATTTTGCAGCCTTTGCTGCTTGGTCTCCTTTCCCAAGGAAGCCTTCAAAAGCCTTATCGTCATCAATTTCTTTGACAACGAGGCTAATACCATACTTTTTCTTTGCAAAGAAATCATTAATATAATCATCAACCCAAGATACTTGCTTCTCCATATTGGATCTATCAATATACACATTGATACCAAAGTGTCTATAAGCAAGGTCTCTCTCGTATTGACTCCAATCGCGCTCGGCTGCAATTCTGTCAATTACGCCTTGTATTTTTATAGGGTCATTGCTAAATTTTTTTCTTAGGTCTCCAAATACAGCATCAAACTCTTTGTTCAATTCTTGCGCCTTATTTTGTACGCTGTTCATCGCACGGATAAGGTCATTGAAATCAGCTTGCGAAGTATCAATGAAAGATGGCATTTTATAGTCGCTGCCGCCTTGCGCTATGTTGATTTTCTTTATCAACTCATACATACGTGTCATATAATCAATGTTGGATTCGTTATCCTTTTGACCTGCACGTATCTCATCAAAGTATTTCTTCGTTGTCGAAGTGGCTTGTTTATAGTTCGCGTTAATGTTTGCTACAACTCTCTCCATTTGCGAAGACTTTGCGAGAGCATCAATCACAGCATCTTTATAATCGTCCGCATCATCATCAAGTCCATCAGTAAACCAAGTGTTCCAAGCATCATTCTTGGCGTAATTTCTTCTGATAACCTCAATACTATCAATGAAATCTTTATATTCTTTCTCAACCTTACTGAAAGTAGTGTTAAGCTGGCTTACATCGAGAGTATCTACATTGATTTTAAAAGTCAGTCCGTCTTTTGATGCGGCATCAATAATCTTTTGTAACGTTGTACGTCTATCCTCAATATTCTTCTCTAAATCCTTTCCTCCTAATTTACTATTTGCGTTTGTGGCTGCATTTGCAAGGTCGTTGTACGTTCCAGCTAAAGCACCTATTGCTCCCTTTGCCTTTATGGTTTCTTCTTCTGCCTTACGTACATTTTCTTTGTACTTGGAAATCTTATCGTAAACGGTAGTTATTACTTCTGCTACAGCGTAAATTGCAAGACCTACGCCTATACCTGATAATGAACTTTTAACGAGACCGCCAAAATCTTTAAGAGCTTTTTTCATTCCATCTAAGGAATTTACGAAAAGAGCCTTGTATCTCACGATACCTGTGCCAGATGCTTGCGAAAAAGCTTGTCCTAGACTAGTCTTTGCAAACATAGAATTAGCTTTTATGGCAATAAGAATAGGTATAAGAGCTTTTCCTATCTCTGCAAGAGTCTTCCAATTATCAAGCAGAGAAGTACCCCAGCTTACCATTCCCTTCATTGTTCCCTCGTTAGCCTTGCCAATATCATTAAGCATCACATCGAAAGCATCCTTCAAGTTGGAAATCTTACCTTGGAGAGTTTCAGCCTGAATCTCTTGCATATTGTAGAATGTTCCACCCTTATCGGTCATGCGTTGGAATATCGCTTCGACATCCTCAAATGTGACCTTACGCTTGGAAATCATATCAACAATCTGCGCGGTTGTGTACGCTTCTCCCTTAACTTCCTTGAAGTATTGTTGCAACTCGCCATACATATTAATACCAGCCTCGGTAAACTGACGAACCTCAGAACCGCGAAGGTATGCAGCAGCCTTGACTTGTCCGTATGCAAGGATAAGTCTTCCCATATCAACGCCAAGACCTGCTGAAACATCGGCAAGTCGCTTGGTTGTATCATAAAGTTTATCAGACTCAATTCGATAAGCAGAAAGTTGTCGTGTATAGTCAACCAAATCCTTGATACGGAAAGGTGATTTAACGGCAAGTTCTACAGTCTTATTGAAAATCTCGTCTGCCTTTGGCTTGTTCTGCAAGATAGCTTCGAGTGAACGCTCTGAAAGTTCAAACTGACCTCTGACTGATGCAATCTGCTCGACAAAATTCTTGATAGAACCCACTGAGAATGCAAATGCCATACGCTGTGCCCAACGTGACATATATCCAGCCATATATGATGTTTGTTCGGTCAACGCACGAGAATTAACACCAGCCTCTTTCAAGTTTTTGTTATGTTGCTCAATGGCAGCATTAAGAATATCCAATTTTCGCTTATAATCAGCATCGGTTTGAGACAACTTCATACGAGCCTCTTTCAGATATTCTATAGCGCGTACTTGGCGGTTGAGCGTATTTGCAGTAGCAGAGAAATTAAGAGCACCATCATAAGTTGTGTTCTTCTTATAATTGTTCTCTTTGTTTAATCTTGCTTGTTTCTCATACGCTATTTGTCTTTTTCTTGCAAGTTCCTCAGTGGAAGCTATAGCATTTCTGTTTGCTTCTGTAAGGCGGTCAATAGCTTTGCGTATGCGAGATTCATCATCTGCATAAGTTTTACTTTTGCTGCTGAGTTTACTTCGAGCTTCTTGGAGATACTGAATTGCCTTTGTTCTTCTGTTGATTGTGTTTGCGGTATCTGAGAATTTGAGAGCACCTTCAATCGTGGTGTTAGCCTTATAGTTATTCATCTTAGACTGCTCTATTCTCATTTCTCGCAAAGCCTGCATTCGCTTGCGATAAGCATCTTGCTCTTTTGCGTAATTCTCTATCTCCTTTTTTATTTCATCATCAATTTTCTTTTGAACCTCTGCAATTTGTTCACTAGTCATCATTCTCTCTTTCATTGAGTTGGTAAGTGAACTAATCTTAGAAGTTAACACATCGACTTTACTCTGATAATCAGAATCAGTTTGTGACAATGATTTCTTTGCAATAGTTAAATATTCGACAGCTTTTGCTTGTCTGTTGTATGTATTGGCAGTATCAGCAAATTTGAGTGAACCCGAAAAAGATGTGTTAGTCTCAAAATTTCGTTGGCGATTCATTTCTGCATTGAGCGCACGTATAGACTGAATGCGCTTTTGGTTAGCTGCATCCTCTTTTATTGCTCTATTTGTTTCTTTCTCAGATTCTTTATCAACCGCTTTTTGTGCTGCAATTCTTTGCTCAGTAGTCATACTGAGCTGTTTCATTGTAAGTGTAAGATTATGAATCTTTGCATCAAGAATTTGAACCTTTGCGTCATAATTCTCATCTGTTACGCTTAATTGCTTTTTTGCAGCATTAAGGTAAGACACTGCCGTAGTCATTCGATTCAGAGTACTAGCAGAATCTGCAAATTTCAAAGAACCCTCATAGGATGTGTTTTCCTGTTTGTTTCTCTCAATATGCATTTTTGCTCTTTCCTCTGCTGCCTTTCTTTGCTTGGCATTGAATGAGGATTCCGCACTAACCATTTTATCAAGAGCTTTTTGAAAAGCAATAACACGCTCTTCGTACATCTGCTGTTGATATTTGAGTTCGTCTTCTAAATTCTTCTTGCGCTTAATAAGTGCATCTTGGTCTGTCTTGGTAAGGTTGTAGCTTGTATCTTTCAATATGCTTTCAATCCCACCAATTTCTTGCTTTAACCCAGCAATATTCATACCACTAGCACCTTTTGCCGATTCCTGTAATCTTTGAAATGCAAGTGCCGCTTGCATAATACCACTAGTGCCAGAGCCATTCATCTTAGATAGCTGCGCTACCATATTTTGAATATTCTGTGCTGCTGACGTAATATTGTTGTTCATGTTACCTGCACTCGCACCTACATTTGAGATGCCATTGCTTGCATTTGCAGCAGATGCATTGATTGTTGCGAGTTTTGCTATAACTTGGTCTAAAGAATCAAGGAATGGCTTCGTGCCAACAGACATATCCTTGAAAGATTGTGTTACGCTAGACGCGGTATTTTTAGCCGTATCTTGTATGTCTTTCAATTTCTTGTCTGCTTGTTCTATAGCATCTAACGCACTTTGCGGAATGGTTAGAGCTGCTCCTAATGATGAATTTGTCATAATTCAAAAGTTTAAGAGTTTATAAAATAGGTATTCCAAGGTCATTGAGATTTCGTAAATCCTCTGCGCCATTGATTACCTTTGCATTCTTTAATTTGTCGTTCTTCTGATTGTTGCCTTTATCTGACGATATGTACTCTATATGAGTAAAATCCATAGACGCAAGGCGAATCTGCGGAACGGTCATTCTCCACTTATATTCTTCTTGCGAGCACCATGTGTTGGCACGTAAGAAATCTATCATTTGTCCGTATTCTGTTCGTGACGGGATAATTCGGCTGCTTGTTTCTTCCTCATCAGAGCTTGATTGCGGACGGTCTGAATCACATTGGTACTCGCGAAGAAAAAATCCACATCGAGCAAATTGAGAATTTCAACGAGTAATGTTGCCCAATCCTTGATGTCATAGTCTCCCCAAAGCAACTGGTCGTAAACTTGTTGGTATTCCTCAGAATCAATGCGTTTCTTGTCATTGAGCAAGGATAGTGTAATTACTCTTGCCACAGATGGAATGTTGATAGCAAACTCCTTGATAACATCACCCATTGATAAGTTTTCGCCCTTGACAATCTTGCAAGCCTCCTCTGCAATCATCCATTGAGTGCCTGGCTTCAATGCTCTTATCTCCCACTCTGTACCTTGCAATTTTACGATTGTAGGAGAATCGTTCATGATTTGCGCCAGACGCTCCATTGCTGCATCAGATATAGGAGAACTAGGCAACACCTTATTCTCGCCTTCTGCTGCTTGTTTTTTAGCCTTATTCGGGTCTTTTTGTGCTCTATATACTTTTCCCATGATTAACAACCTGTTAAGAACCTGTTAAGAATGAATTTCCTGATAATCCTTTAACGTAACCACCGCACTCATTCGCTAGTTTTTGCAGTTTTTCGTAAGACATAGAAATCACTCTGTATTTCTGTTTTAAATAACCCCATCCGTTTTCAAGAATCTCACCATACGGCATAGCGGCAGCTATTACTAATTCTATAGGTTCTTTTGCTTCGTAATTGGCAAAAAAGCTCTTTATTGTTTCTCTACCAGTAATTCCGCTTGTACCTCTCCATGACTTTGATTTTGTTGATTGTGGGGATGCAGATAGAAAACCTTGTCTAACTACTATCTTGTTGACAAATATACACCATCCGTATGAGTCGCGAAGGTTACGTGTTCTATGAACATAAGACCTTTCTTCCTCACATTCATTAATAATTCTATCTCCTTCTTTTGCTAGAATATCTATGATATTCTTTATCGCGTCATTATAGAATTTACCCATAATCTTAAACTTAAAAAGGAGCGGACAGCATTCAAGCCGCCGCCCCATTGTTGTATATAGTCGAGAATTGTTGAAGAACCGAAATTACTCAGTTGCCGTTGGCAATGAATAGTTGTGGTCAACATAGAATGGTGTGCGAACAGTCTTAGCACCAACGGTAAGCGCAATATCCTTGGCAGTACCAGCCAATGCAATACGAGCCAAGTTTGAATTGAGAGATTCAATAGTCAACTTAGAATTGAGCTGAACCTTTGGAAGAACGTAAGCCTCCATTGTAGTTCCATTAGGTTGAACCTGTACAACATCAATCTTTGCATACTTTGCTTTGTAAATCGAAGGTGCAAGAGTCTTCTTTCCTGTTGCATCGTCTATAAAGTCACACAATGCAGCCAAAAGTTCCTTCTGCGTATCTCCAATCTCTGCTGCAAGCTGCCACTTACCAAGCTTAACAATGGAAATGATAGGAGAATCAGAAGTCTCACACTCAACATCGGTGGTATCGTTATCATCTTGTGAAATAGATGTAGTGTCCTCAATAACATCTTCAAGAATGTAAGAATCACCTTTTGGAGTAGATTCATCGGTCTCTGTGCCATCGAATAACGTAGCAACAATATAATCTGGCTTGATGAACTTGACAGCTCCCGCACCAGTATTTATAACCTTTTTCGCCATAATATAATGAGTTTTAAATGTTACATTTAATAGATTTTATATATTTATCTTGCGATAACTGAAACAGAAATTATCTGAAAATGGAACTGACGATTTGAATCATATCCGCTATCACGGTAAAGAACTTGAATTGTATAGTCCTTACTATTAGAGTGTTTAATCACATCGTCAAGGATTCCTTCCATCTTGTCAAGTAGTTTAACGTTCTTTCTAAGTGGAGTTCCCTTTGGTCTTGCATAGAGATAAATGTTAGCATAGCCAGAGGAGTAACCGCCATGTTCTCTTTGCTGACCTACGTCAACATTTACAAAATCATCCCAGTCTTTGCTAGTTGTAGGAGGTAACTCTCCGACAAATATGTTGTCTGAGATTTTTCCTTTAGTAAGAAGCATCGAAAAGAAATTTTCAATGCGAGACAATCTGCGATTAATCCTCTGTGCCATACCTTGTTATCCTAAATACATTTTACCTTATGATGAAAAAACTAAATGTCAGTACCCTTGATGTAAGCTACACATCCATGCATTTGTGTCGGATAAACGCCAATAACCATTCCGTCAACGTCCATTCCGTACATCTTTCCACGGAAACGAATGCCTGCATTCAAACCTTCATGAATATATTCTTCATCTTTTCCGTCTTCGCCTTCTTTTGTTGGCATCGGAAAATAGATTGTATATCCTAGCGTAACTACACCCGAATTAAAGAGTTTGTTGGTTTCCTGAATATCGCAATCAGTTTCAAAAATGATAGTTTCTACATTTTCTGTTTCTGAATCACCTGCACTAGTATCAGTATCGCCTAACATATCCCCATCGTTTCCGATAAGGTCACCATCTTCTTTCGGCTTTTGTTCCGAGCGGTAGAACATACCATGATAGGCATATTCATCCAAAGAATTTCTGTCAGTGTACATAGCTTACCAATCTGTTTCTTCAATCCATTTAACCTCTCCATCGGTTTCATTGAGAGCATCAAGTTTATCATCCTCTCCATACTTCTTGTAAAGTCTTTTGAGTTCTGATTTGATACTCAGCAATGCCGCCGACGTGATGGTCTGAGCACCTACTGTAAGAGTATATGCGCCATGTTGGTTTGTGGTTGATGCAGTCTGATAGACACCGAATACAATCTTTTCCAAGAGTGCTATCTTACATCTGTCTTTCTGCTCTTCTGTCAAATCCGAATAAGACTCAACATCAGAAACGCCGCAATCCAAAGCGACATTATTTAATGCTGACTTATCAAAGACAAAGTTAGTCATGCCGCTCAAATAGTCTAATATGTCAAACTTCGATGCTGCCATTGAGAGATAAATGAATTAAATGTTATCGTATATTGTGAGTGAACCACCATTAATCACCTGCTACTGAGGTATCAATGATTACGTGGTTCATAAAGTCGAGAAGTGCAGGGCAAGCTGACATCATGACCTTAGTCTGCCACTCGCGGAACTGACCGTTATCCATTGCGTAGTTTCCTACGGTAACGAGTCCGTCAGCGATTGAAGCCCAAGAAACATCAATGTTCTTTGCACCATACTTCTGTTGAAGTGTCTGGTCGTAGATAGGAGTCCACTTGAACTCAACGCTATCACCGATAGGGCAAAGTACAACAATCTTATCATCCCAACCTTGCACGAATGCGTCAGTTGTAACAGTCTTGTTGCGCTCCTTCTCAACGACAATCTCAATAGGTGAAAGACCTGTCATGTCGGAAAGTGAGTTCTTGAAGTCCTCGTCCAAAATTTGCATATTTGCAGTATATGCGCGGTCGTGAGCCTTGCACCAGTTGATGTACCACTCCTTAACCTCCTTATTCTGCAAGAATACATCGCGGTACATCTTACGAGTCATCTTCCATACGAGAGAAATCTCAGTACCGCCACGCTCATCGCGATAATCGTCCTCAATCTTTCTCATCTGTGAGATAAGGTTGCAGTCTGGGTCAGTCCAAGCCTTCGCACCAGCCTTCTTGCGGTTCTCTGTTGGGAATGGTTCAACCTTCTGCAAGAACTGCTGCAAGCCTTCACCCTTGCCCTTCCAACTCATCTTTGCAGTTGTCATAATCTGTGCTGTCAAGTTCGAGAGTGTTGCCTCTGCTGAGTTCTTACCTACCTGAACAACATCGCGCACCCAAGCAGCCATAAGGTCTGCATCGTTGCCGAACTGTTCAAAAAGTTTCTCTTTGTACTCGCGTTGTCTTGCGTTTTCAGACCACTTGTAACCGATGAAGTCTGGAATTGTACCTGTGTATATTTCCAATCCCTCGTTGTCCATTTCTGGAGCATCACCAAGTGGGGCGCGAAGGTGCATCAAAGGAGCTGCCTCTGCCTTGCGAGACTTGATGCTGAATGAAGCCACGCCATCGTAGTCTGTAGGTGTAGGCATAGAAGCTCTACGACCTTGTGTGAGATACCATCCGTAGTTGGTATAGAGCAATCCCTTGGTGCTCAAAAATGTTCTCAGAAAGTTGATGTTATCCTTGGAAGAGAACAACTTGGCGTATCTCGAATTATTAAAATCAAATTGCTGCATATCCTGAATACTTAAATTAATGATATGTTATCCTATTGTTATCCTATTGAAGTAGAGCGGTTAGAATCCAAACCATCCGTTCTCTGTTCTTGTGTTCATCGAAAGTACGGCTGGTGGAAGCTTGTTGCACTTAGCCAAGTTCAAGATTACTCTTGAATCCTTAATCAATGCTGGTGTGTAAGAGTACTGAGCACCCTCGCCATCCTCAACATTGGTTGACAAGTTAGGGTCATAGAAGAAGTCGTTATCGCGGTCGAAGTAAGCGTTAGGATTTGTAACCATTGCGGTTGTCCTAGCACCTGCCTTTGCTGCTTCAACGAGAATATCACCCTTCTTTGCGGTTACGCCAAAAGCTGTACCAATAGTTACGATAAATACGTTCGCACCACCTTCTGTGCCTTTGGTTACGCCTGTAACTGTAAGACCAGTGCCAGTACCTGTAAGAGTTGATGGAGCGACCATGATATTATCACCGATAAAAGGAACGTGATGATAGCCATCATCAACAAGATTGATTGTCAAGTCTTCTGCTGTGACATCCTTTGCCAACTCGTAATACTTCAAAATCTTAACGGTCTGACCGCCATTCTTGCCGTAAGTGTCTGGGTCATATTCACACAAATCACCTGCATAAGTCTTAGCGCGCCCCTTGAACGGATTTGTGATAACACCACCAAAAGGAGGGTAAACGAATGCATCCTTGTTGCCGCTTACGAGGTTAATGAAAACGCTTCTATGACCTCCAATCTTACCATGCGCTTGGATAAGTGTACGACCGCCAAAGTGACCGCCATATCCATGCTTCAAATAGAAATCATCTGCTGCTGCCATAATTTGTAAATTTGTTTAATCGTGAATGAATAATGTTATTCGCCAGCGTCAGGATTCACAATGTTCACAACATCCGAGAAATCATCAGTCTTGTCGTTATCACCACCGCCAGCACTACCTGGAGTGCTGTTGCTTGGTTTTGAATGAGAGAGATTGTAAAACTCCTCTGCATCCGTAAATTCCTGCTCGATGTCAGAATCCTTGGTAAGGTTCAACTTGTTCATGTACTTATCAATCCACTTGCTATCGTTGATACCTTTCTCCTTGAACTTGGCGAGAAGTTCACTACGCTTCTGTGATACAATCTTAGATGCTTCATACTCTGCATCCTTCTTCTCTAGAGCTTCCAAGCGTTCCAAAAGTTTCTTTTCAACATCCGAAGGATCTTTGTCATCGTCCTTTGGAGTTTGCTTGTTGTCGGGATGCTCATCGTTCCATTTCTTAATGAAGTCGGCATTGTCCTTCTCGTAGTTGCCGTTAAGGGAAACATACTGCGGCAAAATCTTCTTCACCAAATCATCTAACTCTGTATCTTCACCAACTAAGAGGTCAAAGTGGGAATCACTCAAACTCTTGATTGTCTTTTCACTGATGGAAAGGTGTTTTCCGTTTGCAGTGAGTTTTGCTTTTAGGGTGTCTAAAAGTTGTTGTTTTGTAAACTTCATATTACTAATTTTTAAAATTCTGCTGCAAAGATAATTAAATAATGTGGTGATATTCTGATTTTTTCAAACTCTATTTGTTACGTAACCAATATAGAATTAATTTCACTTTATTATATATTATAAATTAGGTATCTTTGCAGCATGAATACGAATAAAGATATTGAAATCAGACCACAAGAGGGATTCCAAATGTCCTTTGCAAGTAGCAACGTTGACGTTGTTTTTGGTGGCGGAAATCTCGGAGGAGGCAAATCGTATGGTCTTGTGCTTGCGATGGCAGAGCCGTTAATGACCGACCCAGATTTTCGTGCAATGATTTCACGCCGTTCACTTGGTAATCAAAAAGCAGGTGGAGGATTCGTAGAGAAGTTTAAACAGATATTCAGAGCTGATTTTGTAAAAGTCAGAGAGAGCGAGAATCCTCGCGTTACATTTCCGAATGGAACGTTTGTCGATTTGACGTATCTTGACGATTCCAATATGGATAAGTTGAGAGAGCGCGCGAAAGGATGGGAGTACGATTTGATTGCGATTGACGAGTTGACGGAGATGACTTGGGAAGTTTTCTCATACGTCATGACTCGAAACAGAGGTCAGAGCAAGACGTTTACAGGTAAGTTCTTTGCAACACTTAACCCGAAGCGTAGTCACTGGACGAGAATATTCCTTGATTGGTATATTGGTTCAGATGGTTTTATCATCCCAGAGCGTGATGGCGTAGTCAGATACTTCTATTGTGCAGGACCGACTGTTAAGGATGTTGTCTGGGGGATGTCTAAGCGAGAAGTCTATGAGAAATGTAAAATAGATATAGACAGAAAGCTTAAAACCATTGGCGGCAACTTTGGATATGAAGTAATGATTAAGAGCTTTGTTTTCTATCAAGGTAAACTTGGTTCAAACAAGAAGATGCTTGAAAACAACTCTGGCTATTTAGGTTCTGTAGCTGCATCGGGCGGCAGAATGGCACAAGCTCTTATGGAAGGTAACTTCAATGTTGACCCAGAAGAGGATGAGGATATACCGATTCCTAGCCAAGCGGCACGAGATTGCTTCGTAAAAGACCCAGCCGTAAATGGTGACAAATGGATAACAATCGACTTGGCAGATTTCGGAAAGGATAATACTCTGATGTTGTTGTGGAATGGATTCCATATTGTCAATTACGAAATCGTTATGCATTCAACACCGCGAATCAATGCTGAAAGAGCTAGGCTGTTTGCGGCTAACGAGGGAGTAGCAGAAAGTCATATTATCTATGACGCTACGGCAGGTAGGTATTTCAATGACTATATACCAGATGCTATCCCTTACATATCAGCAGCAAAGGCAATGGGAGTTTATTACTTGTCTGCTATGACAATAAAAGACCTATGTTACTTGCGGCTGAGCTACATGATTAAGCGAGGGCAGCTTACTTTCTCTGATAAGGTTGCAAATGCGGTTTATACGCATCAAAACCTCAAATACAGAGTTTCCATACAGAATGAGTTCATGGAAGAATGCGCGGTAGTTCGCTTTGATAAGATGCAGAGTGGTAAGAAGAAGTTACAGAGCAAGAAGGAAATGAACAGAAATCTTGGAAAAGACCGTTCTATGGACTTGCTCGACCCTTGCGCAATGAGAATGTACCCATGTTTGAATATGGAGTATGGTAGCGAGCTACAGGAGGGATTCAGACTTGCAGAACAAGAAGTTGAAGACAAAAATCCTAATGCTCAGAGCATTTATGATGATACGTTGTACTATTAATTTTAGAATATATGCTGAAGAAAGAAAATATAAAAATGATTCTTGAATCCGTGCGGATTGATTGGGATAAATGTGATGAGAAAGACATTGCGTTTGCTATCCTATGTGACGCATTGGAAGATAAGACTTTAGCGTATCGTCTTGCTTATCGTAAGAGTGAAAAGGATGCAGCGAAATTCTACGAAACTCCACGATTCAAGAAACTGCTAGATGTTCTAGAACCTTTCGGTATCGGCAATGTTAATAACAACGCTATTACCAAAGAAGAGAACAAAAACGAGCTTCTCAAAATGCTTGACAAGATAGACCAAGCTCTTAGTGATGGAAATCTTGAACCGAAAGATGCATTGAAGATGCAGACTGATATACGTGTAAAGCTGAATGACAAATTTGAAATGGAAGAGTCACAGAAGCAGAAACGAATCATCGTAGTACCAAGCAAGCATGATATTGTTTGCCCTACTACCAATAGAGAATGTAACTACTGGCCTTCAAGAAAGGCTTGTTGCAGACACTTCGGTTTGATTGACCCACAAGAGAATAACGATTCACAAAATAACAACGATGTTGAACCATCATTAAACGACAATAACGATGAGTAGAAAGAGACAAGATATAATTAATGATTTTTTGGAGAATCCACAGAAACTGCTTCTGAAAAAGCCGTTTTTAAGGGGTTCGCGCTCTATTACCATCAATGACTCTTCTGATGGTTCTGATATTAAGACAAACTTCCGCAAAGAGGCACAGCTTCCGAATATCAGCAAGATAGTTGTTAGCCAAGAGCGTTTTGCGAAGGAGTTAGACCCTTATTCTCACAGGGTATTGTTTGATACGAACTTACCTTCTATATGCTGCAAGCTTGATGATGGCAGTTATTGCGAGATTGAGTTTAAGAAGTTTGGCATTCCTATGCAACAGCGCATTGTTGACAAGAAAGCTCTCTGTTTAGGTGGTAATAAACGTAACCATATCTTGCATGACAGCAATCCGACTGATAAGCTCAAAAAGAACTTTGCCGATTTCAAGTGGCATTGGAAAGAGACAAATCAGGATGGTATCGAAATGCAAGCTATACGTATTCAGCAGAGTTATGGTGATGTGGGCTTACTCGTTTACATGAATGAGGATAACGAAGTGAAAAGTAGGCTATTCTCGTATGAAGATGGCTATCAGATTATCACCCATAAAGACGATAACGGAGAACCGCTTCTTGATTGCGTGTATTATCGTACTGAGGACAATGTAAGACACATTGATGCATACGATAAGACATATCATTATCATTTCACAGATGTATTCGTTCAAGACGTTGATACAAACGAAGTACTGAAAGGATGGTGTTTGGAAAGCAAGGAAGTACATGGGTTCTCAGAGAGTCCACTTGTCACAAAGCGTGGTGATGTTGCTTGGAATAACGGTCAAGACCTTATCGAACTATTCGAGATTATCTATAATCTGTTTGCAGTCATTCAAAAACGTCACGGATGGGGAATCCTTTATATCAAGGGTAAGCTCAATGAAACCGCAAAAAAGATTGCTGGTTCTATCATACTGAATGATACAAGCATTGAAGGAAATGGCAGCGCAGAGTTTAAGACCCCACCTTCTCCGCAGAACATGATTGAGTTCATGCAATCAATCCTCGACCAATTGCAGATTGCTACAGGATGTACATTTATCTTGCCGAAGGATATTAAGTCTAGTGGCGATATAAGCGGATTGGCAATTCAAATGACACGTTCTTTGGATATTGAGGAAGCTAGTAATGCAGCTATTGAGTGGCAGAATTTCGTCAGCAAACATTCAAGACTGTTCAAGGAAGGATTGGCAAAGCAGTTGGTTGAAAGCGGCGAGAATCCTACTGCAATTACTGAGTTCAGACAGATGAGAATCAGTACATCATTTAAGCCTTGGCAGCCATTCGATGAAGGCGCATGGAATCAGATGCTTTGTACATTGAGCGGTGCAGGTTTGATTTCTACTAAGACAGGTGTTGAAAAGAATACTATTTCTGCACCTGACGAGGAAGTAAGATTGCAGACTCAGCAAGAAGAGGCAGATGAACGTGCCGAAAAACAAGCTGAGATTACCGCAAGGACAAAGAATACAGACAATAACAAAGAATAAATATGAAGGCAGAATCATTATACATACAGAAGTTGACTTACGATGAGAACACTGGTAATGAAATTATCGGTTTGTTCCCATCGGAAGCTAACCCTGCTATTGTATCATCATATACCTACGATGCAAAGCGTATGGGTGGTGCTCCTACCCTTACTGCTACAATATATTCTTCTGAACCTTTGCAATGGAAGAAGGAAGAGCTCGTAGAGTTCAATGGTGATAGATTCTTTGCATCATACACACCAAGCTCTACAAAGGATAATTCGTCTAGAATGTGGAAGAGTGAAATCACTTTCACATCCAGAAGAGAATTGCTTGATAACACTCTGTTCTTTGATGTTGTCGTTGATGATGTAGATACTCATAACAGAGACAGATACCGCTCGAATCAGACAAAGTTTACGTTTGGTGGAACTATCCATGAGTTTGTGGCTCGCATTAATAGCTCAATGGCATATTGCGGATTGTATCGTCCTACAGATGAATACAAAGGATATTACGTTGTTGTTGATGAAGGATATGGAACAGATGAAGTTAAGGAAGTGTCTTTTGAAGACCAATACTTGACTGATGTATTACAACTTATCAATACAACTTTTGAGCTTGATTATTATTGGGTTGGAAACGTTTGTCATGTCGGAAAGGTACAGCATGACTTAACCGATACACCTATTAGATATGGTAGTAGTGATGCTCTTATATCAGTATCAAAGGAGAATGCAAACTATAAGATAGTTGATATGATAACAGGTTACGGTTCGTCCGACAACCTGCCATATTACTATCCTAATGATGATGAGTTTGGTGAAGCAGTATTCAATACAGAGAATATCAGCAAGGATAAAGTCAGTGTCGATTTGTTAAAGTTCCTTAAAGGTTCAAAATATAATGACGTACTTGTACTGTACAAGAGTAAGTATGGACAAAAATATTCTGCAAGCATTGACTCTTCGTTGTTTGGTTTAACGAGAAATACAGAACCAGAAAACTTAACGCTAGCAGATAGCCAGACAAATCCTACTGTAACATGCTCATTTGGATTTAGCTTTTATGTTAAGTTAATCAAGGGTCAGATTCTTGACTTTACGAAGTTGTCTTTTAAATTTAGCATGCTTGATTCTCTTACACATAAAGATTATATTACAGAGATAACGGCTGCCTATAAGGATATATATCTTAGCAACGGAAACGATATTATCACCATAACAAAAAAAACTGTTTTTGGAGATAACTGCAAATATCCATGCGAGAATGATGGAGAGTACAAGCTCACAATTTGGGCAGAATTTTCATACAGATGTAGAGTGTTTAGAAATGGTAATGGTGTTACTGATTATTATGGCGCAAATAGTTGGAATGCATCATTTATTGGCAATATAGAATTGTTGTATGAGCCTACATCGGAATATGAATGGAAAAATGGAGACAAATACATACCTTATGATGAGTCTGGTATCAATATAAGAGAAATCAGCGGAGCAAATTGCATTGAATACGATTATCAATTCTTCAAAGATGATAATAGATACGGATTCAATAAGGTTTATAGTGGAACTGATGATAATGCAACAAAGGTAGTTGTTACTGATAGAGTATGGATAGCCCCATCATCGGTACTTATGCCTTCGATATACCGCAACACGAAAGGTGCAGAGCGTTTTTTCTACGCTTTGAATAACACCCATAAATTGCCTAGTGGCAGTGGATATTACGAGTTTGTAAACTTGTATAAGAAAGGAAATCCTCATCAAGGAACTGTTACTTTTGATGATATAAAGCCAACTATCAATGGAATTGTAAATGCAGAAGGACAGTTGTTTGGAGAGATTGCGGATGTTGCTTTTGATAAAGAAGATAGTGACGTAAAGGATAGCGATGGAAATTATATTCATAGCTATTTCTATATAAAGCTACATAAGTTTAATGGTGATTTTGGATTTGACTTATTTGCTCATGCATTAGCTAGCGAATCGGCAAAGATTAATCTCATCAAGAGTAATGGATGCCCTGCTTGTTCGTTTACCATTGACTGCTATTGGAATAGCACAAAAAATAAGTGCTATAACAATGTACTTACTGACGGAAATGGAAATTTGAGGTCAGATAGTGGAAAAATGAATAGCAAAGGTGATTATATCCTTAACAACACATACGTTGAGGATAACAAATCAAACCAAGATTCAACGAAAGAAGAGTTATGGATTGCGGTTCAGAAGGACACATCAACATTAGGTATCGTGATGCCAAACGCAAGTGCTGGATTTAAACCGCAAAAGGGAGATTTGTTTGTTATCACCGGCATTAAACCTCCAAAGGTTCTTGTAACGGCAGCAGAGAAACGACTCGATGATGCTCTTATCAAGCACATGAGTGAAAACAATACAGACCAATTTAACTACTCTGTTAAGTTTTCTCGCATATTCTTACAAGAGAATCATGACTTTGCAAGCAAGCTAAACGAGAATGCAAAGCTGTCAATACAAATACAAGGCGATTCTGATAACGATGGAAATCTTATTAGTCACGAAGTTTTCGTCAGCAACTACTCAGTAAAGGTTGATAACGATGAGCTGGCAGAAGTTGAAATTGAGCTTGTAAATTCGTTGGAAGTTACAAAGAGTGACACAAAGCAGATTATAGATGCAGTAAAAGGAGAAACGGTTAAATCGCTATCTGGTATGGTTGGCGGTAATAATACAAACAACTTTAATGCCAGTATAACCGATAAGATGTATCTATCTAAACTGACAGACGATATAGCTAACGGCACTATCACCTTTCAGAAGGTTCAGAAATTCGTGCAAGGATTGTTCCTTGGCAACGGAAACAACTATAGCATAGACGGCAACGGCAACGCTATCCTCTCTAGTGTCCTACTGAATCTCTTGAAGTCACTCGATTTCAACGAATCTGAGCAGAGAGGTTTCGCTATCAAGCAGAGAAGCGATGGTAAGTATCAGATGTTGCTTACGGATTTAATCGTGTGGGGTAAGGCTATCTTCAACACTCTTGTTATTCGGGAACTCAGCTACGTTGGAGGTAACATTGTCCTCTCCCCTGCTGCTGGCAAGATAAGCTACATCAAGGAAGTATATAGCGAGACAACGAATGAGCTGATTGGCTGGAAATGCTATCTCTTAGCCGATGATGGAACGACCGCAACAATCAATTCATTCAAGGTGGACGACCAAGTGCGCTGCAAGACGTTCAATATAGCATCGGGTGTATATGAGAATGTCAGCAATAAAGATTATTGGAGACTTGTCACAAATGTATCAACCGAGAACGAGGCAATTACCGATGATGAAGGTCACGAACTCTATGACGGCAAGAAGTTCGCTTGGATTCAGATAGCCAAAGACAACAGCATGGAAGGCTCGGATAACCCTGCCGCAGGTGATACAATCGTCCTCATGGGCAACAAGACCAATACAAGCCGCCAACATCTGCTGATGATGGAGACCGAAGGAGATTCCGCACCGAAGTTCACAATGTACAGAGGTATAAACTCATACTCCCTCAAAGGTAAATCCATCTTCGATGTAGGATTCAACGGCATCAACATCGTGTCGAAATATTACCACTTGACGACCGTTGACGGCGAGAAGATTTGGACACCTATCTATCGTGGCG